TGAGGAAATAGAGCCTATTCGATTTGGTTCCAGAACGTCAAAGTTTTTAGAAAAAAAAAAAAATTATTTCACCGGCAGTTCAAAAAAAAAAACCAAAAAACTTGAATACTTTTTTTGGAAGCTTGACAAAACACCCGGATTTCCTCATATGTAGAGAATATATTTACGGAAACATCGAATTTTTGTTTTGGTGTTTCCGTAAATATATTCTCTACATATGAGGAAATGGAGCCTATTCGATTTGGTTCCAGAATGTCAAAGTTTTTAGAAAAAAAAAATTTTCTTGATATATATTCTAACCTTATTTTTTTTATATTCAATTGTATGAGTATAAAAGCACAGCAAAAAACTTCAAACCCCACGTCTCCCACAAAATGGAATACTACAGTGATGCCAGTTATGATTCTGATTCTGAAGAAGAAGAAGAAGAAGAAGAACTATACACACCAAGAGAGCTGGACTATATGGAACTAGAAAAATTATTAGATTCGAGAGGCCCACCTGAGTTTATTGCCTATTGTGCCACTATCGGTGTAGTTACTTTGCGTTGGGCAGTTGTTGATACTGCAAAAAAGAAAATTGAAAATGTGTTGGATCCTCTTGCTATACATAGCTGGAACAATTTTTTTAGAAAGAAACCGATTGATAAAAAGTCATTCTTTAGTGCAGAAGATTTTAATTCTCTTGGTGAGTTTGCATTGCAATTGGCAGTAGCTTGTAATTTTAACAATCCTACTCAAGCACATATTCGAAACATTATGTTAAACTTGCTCAGTTATGGTAATTTTAAATATCCTAAAAATTGATAAGTTCAACACATATATTTTTTTAATTTTCTAATTATAAATAGAAGAGTAACTTGAAAAAGATGGCTTCTAGTTTAGCTAAAATGATTGCAGAAAACCTTATAGTAAGAGCCTCGTTGTATTACCCGGCTTATTCCTCCTCTGTATTTGTCTATAATAATCAGCCTTTTTTTTTAAATATTGTTCAAAGTCCCAGTGATAGAAAACCAATATTAAAATTATATTCTAATAGTCAGTCTGACTATTATCTTTATAGTCCTAGTCGACATACTAAAGCAATTGTCAAAAACGACACTTTAGTAGGAGCACTAGGTGGTAATATGAGATGTCAACAAAAATTAGAACAAATAGTAGAAACTATAATAACCAATTATTAATTATTTATTCACTATCACTATCAGAGGATTCTTCTAAACCAGTAGGTAACCATTCTTCATCCTTTTCTTCGTCCTCTTCTGTATCTGCTTCTGAAAAAACATGGATCCAATCTTCTTTTTGCCAATTATTTTTTTTGGCTATGGTTGACAGTTTTTGCCAATTTTCGGGATCTTGACCAATATTGATAATAGGGCATTGTACTGTGTTGAGGATTGGGTGTAATGCTGTTTGAGAGATCGTCACTATTACTGGTTGATTTTGGCTATTGACGATGATTATTTCACAGGTTTTTAATTTAGAACTAACACGTTCTACTGCAATAAAATAAAGATTAGCATATATTGTATCAACTATTTTCACATTATTATTGTCATCAAATAAGAGATTGATTTGTTTTGTACCGATTGTTCCAGACGTTCCAGACATTTCATTTGGGAAATACCTTAGATATAATCATTTCTGATCGTGGTATACTGGATTTTTTATGATGCCCCGAGTACAATCCAAAACTTATATACAAACAAATTCGATGGGATTTAATTACTTTTTTATAGTTTGTATTTAATACCAATTAGAATAGATATTTTATGATTCTAACTGCTATTGCTGGGTTTACATTATTGATACTTGCTGCAGTTTCCTCTTCATTATCGATGAATTTCCAAAAATTAGCACAAAGTCAGACTTTGTATTATGACCCAAGAACATGTCTTCAAAAACGTCCAATTGCATTAACCACCAATGTCTGTTCACGGCCGATGTTTCTGATAGCTCTAATACTCAGCGCCAGCGCCAGTGTCCTTGATTTTGTTGCTTTGGCGTTTTTACCGACCTCTGTAGTGGGTATATTTGCCACTTTATCGATTGTTATAAATCTGATGGTAACACGCATAGTTTTATTCGAAAGTCCTAAAAGGAGCGAATTACTGCCAATATTCTTTGTGTTTATTGGATGTAGTATCGCACTCGTTTCATCTTCCGAGAATTTTTCTGAACAAACACCTCCACAGTTGTTAGATCGGTGGAAATCTGGCATTTTTATTGTTTTTAATTGGATGTTCTTCATATTCAGTTCCATTTTTCTTGATTATTCACAGTCATTACCGTTGTGGCTTGAACAAGTGGGGTTTCCTCTCATAGCGGGCGGGTTAGGGGCACAAAACGTCTGTATGGGCAAATATATAGCATTCGCCGTAACAGAAATGATAGAGAAAGGCAAATTAACAGTTAGAGGAGACTGTCTAGTAGCTGCTGTTTGTCTGTGTATTGCATCTATTGTGGTTCATATAGTTTGGTTAAATAAGGGTTTGAAAAAATTTGCAGCCTACTATTGTATTATTGTATATCAATCAACCTGGTGTCTTTTTACAATTATTTGCGGTATAGTTGTTTATGATAATAATGATTCACTTTCGATGTCTAAGTGGGCGTTTTTTATATTAGGTATCGGTACAGCGATTTTTGGTGTTATAACATTGGCACGTGTACATGCAGAGACAAAAGATAATATAATACAGTAAAAAAAAAATAATAACAAAAAGAAATTATTAGGTGGTTTTTATACAAAACTTAATTTTAGTCTATTAATATCCCGAGCACAGTTGGCCATGCTTGAATTTTTTACTAGTTTGTATAGATCATTTGGATGCATTGAAGTTTCGACAGTTTCGTCGAGAATAGCACCGGATTTCAAAGCAGCGATAACTACCTCACTACAGAAATAACGCGGGGACATTCCCAAGTATGTGTAAGACATTGGTGATGGAGAGATCGGAGACCAATATAAAAAATACCCCATATGATTGAAACCGTTGCCCTTGACCGATTTACAGAAATCCATCATTGAATTATATTGACCTTGACTACATTTCATCGACCTGAAAAACCATTCTTTTCGAGAAAAGCGTTTCGTTTCCAAATGAACAGCACCACCGTAGACTATACTACACGCAAGTCCAGCTACGCTGTCTGTTCCAGTGGAAGCACCCGGTGGACAAAAAAGAAGTTCACTATGAATAAATGGTGCGGAACCATCCTCATTTGAGGCAAGACTAGAGGCAGCACGGTTTAACCAAGATGATTGCAAAATATCAGAATCACTTCTTACAAAACACAACATTATTTGATGGCTCATTTTAATATGTAATTTTAGTCTATTTATATGTCTTTTCTACAATTACTATGTGGTTAACTCAGTTACTCAGCTCGGAGGAGTTATCTCCAGATTCAGAGGCAAAATCAGAGGAGGCAAAATCATCCGATTTCCAGCCTGTTTCTAAGGGCTCTTCCACTTCAGATTCAGAGGCATATTCAGATTGAGAGGCATATTCAGATTCAGTATTATCCATTGAAGATAGCTCAGCTAACATTGCCGATAATTCCCCAGAAGGGATTGAGGCAGGAGACAATCCCGGTTTACTTGCAGAAGCTTCTGCAACAACCAATGTTGACGTGTCTTTATTATACATCTCTTTTTGAAAATTCAATTCGTCAATTGGAATAAGTTGGTTCTCAGAATAGCTTCGCTCAATACTATATTCATCAATTTCTTTCATTTCGTCCTTGAGGTGTGCCATAAGATAATCAAACTCTTCTTTATTAAATTGGCTTTTTTCACTGTCTCGGAGTTGAGCATTATCCCATGTAACCTTGAACTGAATTCTAGTTTTATGTTCTTCTGTTAACCACTGTACAAAAAATGGTCGTTTCGGCTTCTTGTATTTTACTAGTCTCCTATAACTTATTACACCTGTCTTACCCCGGAATCTTGTCAGTCTACCGATATACATAATAAATTTCTTGTTTGTAGCTGGTTTTTCGAAAGTTAATGCTTGTAATCCTTGACCTTGTATATTTCGATAAAATTGGTCGAGAACGTTGCCATCTTCACTAACTAAATCAACTGTCTCATTTGCTATACGTTCATCCCGTTGAGCCTGTCGACGTTGAAGTTCCTGGTCAGTTATATCTTCGACATAATCATCATCATCAGTCAACAATGGAACATTAGGTGCAATGTCATTATATGAATGTTCAATTGGATTTGCTCCATCTCCATCACTACCACTTACATAAGGTGCATTTGCTATACGTTCATCCCGTTGATCCTGTCGACGTTGAAGTTCCTGGTCAGTTATATCTTCGACATAATCATCATCATATGCTATACGTCCAGACACAGGACTAACGTTATCAGATTCGTCCTCAGACAATGTGTATGGGTTCTTTTTAGTTCCTTGTCCACTAACGTTATCAGATTCGTCCTCAGAAACGTTATCATATTCGTCCTCAGACAATGTGTATGGGTTGTTTCTAGTTCCTTGTCCACTAACGTTATCATATTCGTCCTCAGAAACGTTATCATATTCGTCCTCAGACAATGTGTATGGGTTGTTTTTAGTTCCTTGTCCACTTACGTTATCATATTCGTCCTCAGACAATGTGTATGGGTTCTTTTTAGTTCCTTGTCCACTTACGTTATCATATTCGTCCTCAGAAACGTTATCATATTCGTCCTCAGAAACGTTATCATATTCGTCCTCAGACAATGTGTATGGGTTGTTTTTAGTTCCTTGTCCACTAACGTTATCAGATTCGTCATCAGACAATGTGTATGGGTTGTTTTTAGTTCCTTGTCCACTAACGTTATCATATTCGTCATCAGACAATGTGTATGGGTTGTTTTTAGTTCCTTGTCCACGCCGGAATTGCGTCCCCCATTTCACCCTACGCACAGTCTCTTCTGTGGTGTACGTAAAATCTTGATTTATTATATTACCAGGATTTGGTCGTGATTGAGTGAAAATTTTAAATTTATGTTTGTTGTCATCCTGAACCCCAGCGTATTCAATTGCTGTAATTGTTTGAATATTTGGGGCAGCCTGTCCTATCAAACCACCGACGGCGTGAACACTGACGTCTATAAATTTCCCTACAGGATTAAACCCAACCAATTGCTCGAGATCCGTAATTGCGTTGTTTTTAGTTCCTTGTCCACTAACGTTATCATATTCGTCATCAGACAATGTGTATGGGTTGTTTTTAGTTCCTTGTCCACTTACGTTATCATATTCGTCCTCAGACAATGTGTATGGGTTCTTTTTAGTTCCTTGTCCACTTACGTTATCATATTCGTCCTCAGAAACGTTATCATATTCGTCCTCAGACAATGTGTATGGGTTGTTTTTAGTTCCTTGTCCACTAACGTTATCAGATTCGTCATCAGACAATGTGTATGGGTTGTTTTCAGTTCCTTGTCCACTAACGTTATCATATTCGTCATCAGACAATGTGTATGGGTTGTTTTTAGTTCCTTGTCCACTTACGTTATCATATTCGTCCTCAGACAATGTGTATGGGTTCTTTTTAGTTCCTTGTCCACTTACGTTATCATATTCGTCCTCAGAAACGTTATCATATTCGTCCTCAGACAATGTGTATGGGTTGTTTTTAGTTCCTTGTCCACTAACGTTATCAGATTCGTCCTCAGACAATGTGTATGGGTTGTTTTTAGTTCCTTGTCCACTAACGTTATCAGATTCGTCATCAGACAATGTGTATGGGTTGTTTTCAGTTCCTTGTCCACTAACGTTATCATATTCGTCCTCAGACAATGTGTATGGGTTGTTTTTAGTTCCTTGTCCACTAACGTTATCATATTCGTCATCAGACAATGTGTATGGGTTCTTTTTAGTTCCTTGTCCACTTACGTTATCTCGTCTTCTACGCTCAGTTCTGCCATCATCTATTCCTTTAATAACATTATCGAGTGTACCTCTGTAAAAATTTTTTCCGTTTTTCTTTGCTAATACAATCTGCGACATGCTGTCTTTGAATTCAAAGTCTACTACTTTGGCCTCGTTTTCGTAATGGTCGGAGTTATAGGCAAAAGGAAATGTTTCAGGTATTTGACCACTGTCTGTTATGAGAGCATTAGCTAGTAGTGGAGAAAAGTGTTTTTTCATTCCTTCCTTTCTCGAATTGTTCATTTTCCGAGGTTTCTTATTCAACACTCCCACCTTAGGGTTATCCTCATCTTGTACATCTACCCCCCACCTACCTTCGAACCATCCGAAACCAATCACTTTTCCCTTACGTATCAATCTCCCACTATCGTCGACAAGAGGAAATCTTTGACCTTTGGAAAGCTCATATCTTTCGACGGCCTCCATAAATTCCACTCTTTCTTGTTCTATTCTTTTACCCTCACGCATTCCTTCCACCACTTTATAAATGCGGCGTTTTAGAATACCATATATCGTTTCTAATTGAACATTCCACTCTTTTGCTTCCGTATTGTATTCCCTCCCGAGTATTGTAACATATTCTTCAAACTCGCTGGTTTGAGCATCAAAGTAAGGAAAGGTCATATCGACTCTGAGATTTGCTTTTTTAAAATTCCTCTCAAATAACTCTTCTTCGTTTAGTATTTTGCTTGTAGAGTTACTCGCACTAGATTTAGGATTACTAAGAATGGTTGTCCTAATTTTACCTAAATCTATAGGTGGATCCATTTCTACACGAGTTGTAGTACGTGGTCTACCTCTATGTCGATCATCGGCAACTTCGGTCATTGATATTTGAAATCCTTTCTCAATTTCTAATATATCTTGTGTCCGAGCGTCTTTATCAATAAGTAATTCTGGATTAACTACGTTAATCATCCGCTTTAACTGTAATAACTCCTGTTTTTTAAACCTATTTTGTTTTTTAAACAATTCCCAATGCCAACCTCCAAGTAATTCTGCCACCTTATTTGAGATATCTCTCTCTGTTCCTTTACCTAACTTTATTTTGGCACCTGGTTTCAATATTCTTTGCATTTCTGCCCAAATTATTGCCCTAATATTTTGTAATCTCCTTGCCCCATCCTTTGTCTGTGTATTAAGCTTATACATTTTCTGTTGAACTATCTGTAAGTTACTTTTAATTTCTCTATCAATATCAAGTTCATTTGAAATGGCCTTCTTGTTTCTTAGACGAATATGCCCCTCATTGACCATCTTTACGGCAGTCTTTGATAATGGTTCTATAAACACTTTCTGCCATTTTTTTTCATGAAATATATTGAAGCTAAGTGATTCCCATACATCACCCGGTTTTAATTTCCGATTTATTCCAATTTTATTATTTGATTTCTGAAAATATATAGTTGTTGGTTTTTCTTTTTCTTTCCCCGAATCATCGTCCTGAGTTTGACTAATCTCCCTAATCCTTTGTTCTTCTCTTTCTTCTGCTTGCAATGCTCTTTTTAATGTTTTTAATTGTTCTACAAATTTTTTCTCTTTCTTTGTTGTATTTTCTAACTGGTCAATTTCATCTTCAATAGTTTTCGATATAGCTTTCAACTCGTCAAAATTTAAGTTTTCAATAAAACTTATAATTTGTGTTTCTGTAATTCTCTCTATAGATTCGTATTCTTGATATGTTGTTTTCATTATCTCCGGTCTTTCGTATTTTATTTCCTCGGTTATGACATTGTAATAGTACTTTCTATCAGCGTTGATCTTCTTTTCTTGGATCCCCCCCTGTTGGAGGAATGAATTATCTCCAACTGTAATTTCTTTCCAATTATGTTTTTCTGACCTTTCTTTTTGTATCGTTCGTAAATTTAAGAATAGTTTAATAATCGCCATTTTTTTCCCATTTGTAATATTTGACATCCACTGTATTTAATTTTGTCGATGTAGTATATATAGTATTGTTTTGTAAAGAAACATGTTTCCTTGTCGACCCCGTCGAACTAATCCTTTTCGGGATCAGTCTTCATCTCCCTATTCTTTTGGCTTCTACGGTTGCCTACTATGCCTACTATTATTGTTTCTGATTTTGTTTCTACGAGATACCACTCCTGTCGTCTTTGTCATTCCTTCTATTGCTGACATGTTATTGCCACAATCTGATTTCGTAAACAGTGCCACTATTGACAATGTATATTGGCGTGTCTCTATCCGTCATATTAATGGTTTATTATCTGATGTCTGTCAGCATGAAAACTACATGGTTTTAACTAATAAGAATATTCAGTCGGACAATGTCCGTATGACTGAAAACTATATCTATTTATGTACTCCTATCTCTAACATCCAATCTATGATTAACGCGAGAATAGTTGTCTCCACTTCTTCTACTACCAAAACGGTACGTTGTAAGGAATCCTATGGAGAGGTTTCTAAAACAGTAATAAGACAATATCCTTTTTCTCTTAAATATATCGACGCTGAACAATTCCAACAACAAACCAAAGTGATTCGAACTGCTCAAAACGCCTGTACAATTTTACACGCTATCGATGTTATCCAATCTAAATGGGAATAAGGGAACCCTGCATTTTTAGTATATAAAGATAAACACTTACTCTTAAAATGGAATCTGCTATACTTTTAAATCGTCAAGATCTACAAAACGGTACTCTTTTTCTTCGTCAAACCCCCACTATCAACACCTGTCGCAATATAATTCAACAACAATTGTTCTCTAACGGTATTACATTCAACGATCGACCTGGTAAGGTTTCAGCTGATGTACATATGCAGGAAATAATGAATGACTTCTGGTTACCATTCTGTAAAGACTTACTTGACGCTGTCTTATCCCAAGGTTTTGCTGTTGTACGTCTAGTAACAATGGCTGACGACCTCTGTGTCCCAATAGTGGTCGAAGCAACAGCTGTCAATATCTATTTCAAATACGAACTAGGAATTCGTGAATACTTTGTAAAAGACCATGAGAATAACATTATTCCCGATACTGTGGTCTTGGACAGTTTTGGTTATTCGCCTACTTCAAAGGGTCGTCTTTGTTCCATTGTTTGTAATCTATTACCAACAGTTCGTTATATGAATGCACTAATGGGAACTTCCGTTTCTATGGAACAATCCCGTGCCAATCCAATCATCCTTACTGAGTCGGTTGATCTCAAATCTGATAATATTGAAGGTATCCAATATGATTATTATGCCGACGGTGACATGCAGGATGACAGTGTTCGTAATAAATTCCAAAGAAACCGTTCAAATGTGGAACAGTTAGCTCATCAACAGCAGATGTATGATAATTTTTTCGGTAATCAAGGTGGTATTTCTTCTGGTGGTAATGTACTTGATAATGTAGTAGCCTTACCACTTGGCCAGAAATTAGTCAATTTACCCTCCCAGACAGGACGTTCTGATTTAGTTGCGCAACTTAAAATGCAAGAAGATATTATTTGCGGAGTTTTTGGAGTTCCACGAGCTTTATTTATGTCCGATACTCCCCATAAATCTGATTCTGAAGGTTCGCATGATATTTTCCAAAAAACAATAATGTCCTGGAAACATGGTATCCAAGCGGCATGTCAACAGGTCTTTAGTTTAATCTACGCTGAAGAGATGTCCGCCAAAGTCTTAACGGCACTCGGCAAAAGAAAACGTAAGAAGGGATCCGATACAATAGCTGAGGTTTATGCTTTAAAAAAGAAACTTCAGGTTGAGATTACTTTCCCACTTTCTCCCTTTGTGGATATGGATGGTCTTTACAGTCATTATGAGAGAGGTATTATAAATTGGGATACTATGGTACATCATACCCAATCCGGTCACGCATTACCACACCAAAAAATGCCCGAACAAAAACCACAACGAGAAACCAACGCCAAACCACAACGAGAAACCAACGCCACCTTGAAAAACCAAAAAAAAAAATAACAAATCCAAGCTAAAGCTTAAAATAGATATATAAGTAATATCAAAGAAAATAAAATGTCACGTCGAGCCAACACTGCTAAAGGCGATGAGGATAATTTACTAGATAACGATATTGAAGCTTGTAAAGGTAAAACAGAGAGTATTTATGAATTAATGAAATTACGAGAACTTCAGTCATTTATCACCAAAATATATTGGCTTGTGATCATGTGTTTTTTAGCTATTGGTATTGTGCTTGCTATGGTTTTATCCGATGGAACTTTTAAAGATGTATTTATGGCTGAAAATATCTTATCCAGTGTAGGTATCTCTGCCTATGTAGTCTTGTGTGCACTCATGATTCTTTGTAATGCACACAATGAGATGCGGGTTATCTTACTATTAAGTATTCTATTTTTTACCGGCTGTCTCTCGGGATTTATGCTTGCTTTACATTTATTAGATTCTACTATAACACTTACTAAAGCAAATCATACTTTATAATCTTTTTATAATCTACATCTTTTTCCTTTGGTGCATATTTCCCTACAGCAAATAATTTGCTATTTGCTTCCATGTTTCAAACTCATTTGATGAGTTTGTTGTTTTGGGGTGTTTTTCATAATATTTCTCTACAACTATTTTCAATAATTTTGTAGTATATAACTGTGTAACCATAAACAAACAAATGGGTAAACATCATACTGTACAATTTAATTTCCAACCAACAGAAGCTGAAACGTCATCTTTATTAAAAGCAAAGGAACCCAAGTCCAACACGCCGGGGTTAATCCAAAAATGTGCATGTGAATTCATAGGTACGTTTTTCTTGTGCTCAACAGTAGCTTTAAGTGTTGGGGTCGGTGCTGACATGGCTGCATTGGGCATTGGTCTTTCCCTCGGGTGCATGGTGTTTGCCTTGGGACATATAAGTGGTGCAAATTTCAACCCTGCCGTCAGTCTTGCTATCTTTCTTCGTGGAAAACTCCCCATGGTAACGGCTCTTGCGTATGTCATTGCTCAAATGGCAGGTGGTTTCTTAGCAGCATTTATCCAAAAACTTGTTATTGAAGATTGGTGCAAGGACGCCGACGACGTCCTCATCTTGGATAGATCGTGTATCTCTGGATACCCCTCACCTGATGCAAATGTTAGTTGGTTGGCCGCTTTTTATATAGAATTGCTCTTTACATTAGCCTTGGCACTAGTCGTCCTCAACACTGCTACATCCAAAGGAACTGGAAGTAACTCTTTCTATGGTCTTGCTATTGGTCTTACTGTAACTTTTGGTGCAATTGCTGGAGGTTCAATTTCTGGTGGAGCTTACAACCCTGCGGTGGGATTGGCATTGCCATTGATTCACGGGGTAACAGAAGACGCAGGATTATATTTTTTGGGCCCGCTTGTGGGTGGTGCTTTAGCTGCGCTTATTTTCCAAATGACAACGTCTGAAGCAGATTTTACCGAAGAAGCCGAAACTAGAATTAACGGTGTCGTATTGGATCCTTTGTTTGCCAGGTTACTGCAAGAAATGGACGCACAACGAGCTCAGCTGGGACGCTTAGATGCGAAAATGTTGCCCATCGACAAAACAATTAAATTGTAGAAATACTAATAAAAAAAAAAGTACCTTCTATCAGTTCTACACTACCCAAGACTATCTCTCTGTATACCAATCAATATCAACAGTGCTTTTATACCAATAGTCCGCACTTCCTCCACGTTCTTGACTAAGTAACTCTCCCTGTTTCATAATGTACTGACCTGTGGCATCTCTGGTACCTGTTTTCCAACCCTGATCTTCCACAAACCCAATGCGAACACGGCCATTGTGATCTGTTTGTATTCTCGGAACTCCCGGAGATTCATCTGCGTCTAAATGTATTAATCGATCATTATTTAGAGTGACCAACCAATCTGACAATAGTATGAGTACTTGCATTTCTGCAGAAAAAAGTGATCTATCCAAATGAGATCTAATATAATGATCTAAGTAATTTAATGTTGGATAGATATAACGCTGTCCATTGTTATTATGTACATATTCTCGACAATAACACCACCAATGTACATACATTTCTGTTGATACTGTTCTTTTTTTTTGATTTAAAGTTTCATCCAAGTGCCAACTCCAAGTATTAGTTGGCTTCGAAGATTTGATATATTGAATAGCCTGTTCACAATTATTAGGCAAATTTTCATCTATCCCCCATGTGCCTATTTCTGTCGTTTGTAACCAAATAGCGACAGAGTCATTTAAATCATTATTGCCCCTTGAAGCACTATATCTTGCTTCTAACCACCGTTGTACATTAGAGTCTTGCTCCCAGTTTTGACGTGTTGGCACCACCAACAAGCTATTTCGCCAGTAATCAGAATAAGTATCACTGGACACTACAAAAGAAGTGCATGGTAGTTCGTTTTCAACTGGGGATTCCGAGAACATGTTTATGTAATAATTATAGCCTATTTAAATAATCAATATTTGTAATAGAGATGTTAGAAATATTCGTGCTATCAAGCATGTTAAGTGGTTTCTTTTGGTTTAATGCTGATGTCACCCTGTGGTTTGTCTCTGTTCTGGTTGCCACTATAGCCCTAACCAAATATGATAATGACACTTATATGACTTCTGCTGATGTCCAAGAAGGTCTACAAAAGATGAAAACCACACCCTGTTGTAATCTAAGCTGTTTCCAAAACCCCAAACTAATTAAAATATATACATTGAATCTAAGATTAATAACTGGCATCTTTTCGATGGTCTCTCTCTGTGTTACCTTTTTCTTGAAAGAGGATTTTGCAAATCAGGTTCAACTAATCTCCGCCTATTGGGTTGTAGTCTGTCTTTGTTGGTTTGTAGCATTAATACCACGTTTAATTAGCCTGTTACAGTGTGCAGCCGCACAATCGACACCCGCTATCCTTCGTTATCGCAACATAATGTCAGTTTATCTAGTCCATGACCTTTTTTTAGGGGTCTTCTGGCTCTATTTATCGGTGATGTTATATGATTTAGTGGATGAAGACGATAAAGAATGGCGTAAAATTTTTATAACTATGTTTTGGTGGCATTTTATTATTTTAGCGGGGTTAACTCTTTACGCAGAAACAGAAAAAATGGAAACCAAAACATGTTGTGGGCCTAAATCCATGAACAGATGGCGACAATTTTTTCTTCTTTGCTCTATTTGTATTAGTTATATTATTATTATAGAGAGAATGAGAGCAGATCAGTTATCAAAAATGGGGATATCTCTGCCATCGCTCTGTTTGTTTGAACTCTCACTAATAGTGGCCTATTTTTGTAAGAAAAACAACTTTTCACAACACAACAAAATAGAAAAGTCTGCTTCGCTGCCCCGGACGGGGTTATTATTTTTTTAAGAAGTTTATTAGATGTTAAAAAAAACACACTATATAATCATCCCTCAATACATAACAAAAATGTCACGATTGGCGTTTCGAGCACCTTCTCCTATTCAAGAGATTACATCAGTAATAGTACCGACAACTCACCACCATATTGTAATTGAAGCAACTATGCAACCGGTAGGGTCTAACAAATATCAGAAGAACAGAGTAGAGGAACAGGGAACAGTTCTACAACAGTTAAGAAAAAACGGCAAAGATATTTTTGACTATAATGAAACAAGACAAGTCACCAGTGCAAGTACAACACTTTACCAAACAACCGAAACGTATGGTACCTCAATGAGTATTGAGAATATCATCGAAACTTTGAGATCAGCCGGTCTTACCTTGAGAGTTAATTTTAATAGACCAGGCAAACATTCAAATACAACATGTATGGCATTATCTTCAGAGACATTGACTCGCTTAATTGCAACCAACCCCGATTCAAACGGTAACAAGATTGCCGAATTACGTGTTGCCGCAGAACAGTCTGCAGCAGTGCCAAGTCACGGTTCTTTTTATATCGCTATTACACAAAAAGGAACACAACATTATTTGAGTCATGTCGATTATAAGATTTTGACAGCGTACGATCAGATATATCATAATTAAAATATCATAATTAAAATATCATAATTAAAATATAACTCAAAAAAAATACTATATATAAAACCAAAGATTATTCTAAAAATGTTTTCAACACAGGTATTACCTACCAACAAACCATCCATAATGACAATGTCTGAAAAGGAGTTAATTGGAAAACTTATGAAGATCTATCATAATTTAGAACCAGAACTTAAACAGTCTCACCCACAGTTACTCGCCAAACATATAGCCGGTGTTTTTCAAAGAGCAGAACCAAAGTTTGACTTTCAAAGAGCTGAACCCGGCGGTGTGGGTGGAAATAGACTATTGCTGTTTATCATGCTTATACTTGCAGTGATTGCACGGACAGGTGCACGACGAATATATACAAAGACAGGAGAGGAAGTACTCCCATTAATTATAAGAACAATATCGCAACAGACTTCCGATACGCCATCGTTTTCCGATACGCCATTGATTTCCGATACGCCATTGATTTCCGATACGCCATCGATTGCCGATACGCCATTGATTTCCGATACGCCATTGATTTCCGATACGCCATCGATTGCCGATACGCCATCGATTGCCGATACGCCATCGGAAGATCCTAAGATAGAATTGATTAACCGCGCTATACAACAACTTATTGAAGATTCAGATGACCGGTGGTTGTTGAAAGATTATCGTGGTGCAGTATCATCAGAAACAATAGCTATTTATCATTCAAAACAACTAAAAGACTTTAGAAAAAATTTTAAATCGGTATTTCAAGACACTCCAGATCTAGTTAAGGTATTATCTCTTACTCAAGTGGCTCTGGACTCTTTAAGAAGTAATATGCCCTTTTTAGACAAACTTTACAATGGTGAACCAGTAGAACTCATTATAAATGATACGATAAGGAACCTAACGCGAAAAGTTGATGTAAGTGAGGAAGTACAAAGAATGACATTTTTAAGGGTAAATTATACTGCAACGACACGACCTATATTTCTCGAACAGCCCATGATTCTTAGTTCCGAAGATGGAAAAGATACTTTTAAAAGAACATTTAACAGATTAATAAAATATGAAATGAGGCAAACCACCGGAGGCTTCACTTTCTCCGGAGGCTTCAGTTTGAGTACAAGTACAAAAAATTTGAGAACATTGTGTGCGTGTTATTTGGCTGTCAATTCCGTAGAACTTGGCAAGAAGGTGAATAAAGATGGGCCAAAAACCCAACAAGATAAGGAATCTAGTTTTGCAGAACCAAAAATAACCGAAAAATCCAAAACTATGTTGACAAATTTTCTGCATCTTGAATTTCCAGTGTTACCCCCGCCGCTAGTGGACTTATTAAAGGATATACAACGGGGTTATGTGGCTGATATTCTAATAGAAGCGGAGCAACTGAGAAGTTATATTGATGGTGCATCTGATGTTCTTTTGCAAGCTTTTGAATACAAAGAAGCAGAAAGGAAAGCTGCGATATCTCTTGCGGGAAAAAAAGTAGTGAATACAGACCCGCCGGGATTGTTGGATGGTTTTTGGGAACAAATGACAGCTTTTGCCCAGGTAGTTAGTTTTACTGCCATCGGTACTGCCCTCGGTATTGGCGTTTGCTCCGCTTATATGGGATATATGCTGATCAAGATTGCTATGGGGGGTAATATTCGACGTATACGTCAACGTATACGTCGCAGATAATCTCCAAATTCTTTGAGCGATAGCGCGCCCGAAGGGTGAGGTTAAAAAATAAAGAAATAAGTATATTATTTACCAGTTACTGTGGGGGCGATAAAGACTTTGTCCTGTTTAGCATGTACTGCAAAGACACCATTACTCATAAAAACGACAGAAATATCTTCATTTTGCGATAAGAAATCCAAGATTTTCATAGAATCTGCTTCGCAGGTAAAACTGGCTCCTTTCTTGGGGATATTTTTACAAGAAAATAAGGTTACCAATTTAAGAGTAGTATTGCATTCCATTTGAACTGTTTTCTGACCAGCAAAACAGCTAATTGTAACAGTTTCTTTAAACAACTTCCAACTATGGAGAAACCCGCTACCCACCAAATCAAGCTTAATATCTTCTTCTGTACCTAAAACGTCAACGACCGGTGTCGTCATTATTGGTAATCTATATTTTAACGCTTGTGTTTCATTTTCACAGGAAATAATAATATCTTTTTTCTCTAATTTAAGTGTTATTGTAGAAAACATATTGATACATTGTTTAACAAACTGACGAATAGTATTTGAAATAAAGATACACATATTTTGGGAAGTGTTGACAGTGACCGATTTGACACAAATGCTATTTTGAGTAAAAGGAAATGTCATAACACTAACTACATTATTCTCCACAATTAATGTAGCGGGAGTATGATGTTCATCTACCATACCAATCAACGCCTCTGAAAACCAACCAATATCGAGTGTAACAGCCATTTTATTTTGGACTATTATCTATGTTAGTGGTAATAAATATATATTTAACATATATGCACAGACAACATCTACGCATGTAAAAGTCGGCGCTCCGCGTCAATATGTTATGCATATTTCTATATTTTTTTCGATAACTGGTATATAGTACATCACTAAGTGTTCAAAGATGTCGAAAAGATCGAGAGATGATTTTTCTTCAACTCAGGTCTTGAAAAGACTATGTCCTGACCGTCCATATTTACCGATTGGTCGTCCATACAATTTAAAAAGACTGAGAGAAGATGAAGGAAATACACAACAAAAGAAACAACGCTATCTAGAAACATTGAAAAGGGTGGGTAGTTCAACAATTGAAGAAAATCTCCGCAAACGGATGCGATATAGCAAACCATCCGCTGAGGAAGCAATTGCATTTTTGTTACCCCATATTCAGGAATTGCGAAGTCTTTACACCCAAGAAGTCGATCTTAACTCTGCTAAATCCTCCCATATTTTGGAAGTACACCAGTTATTACAACAAGAAATGGAAGCAAAAAAACAATTAGTCTCTAACAATAAAACAATTTTAACTGCCTACAACAAAGTTGTTAACAAAAATAATCAATTACAAAGAGAAATAGCTTTAATAAAATATAGATTAAATTTAATGTAAAAAAGTTATTTTTTTTTATTCTACCAATATTTTAGTATTCAATATTCACTTTTTTCGTATGGTCTTTTTGATGTTGAAAATATTTCCGAATAGTTAAGGAATATGTCTAACCCTGAAAATCCAGCATTAATAAGTAGGAAATACGTATATCTTTTCTGTCTATTTCTCAAATATGGGTGAGCTTGCTATTATTAAACAAAATGTACCATTACTGTCCTTTTATTTTATTCTTGGAATTTCGTTTAGTTTCCCTGCTATCAGTCTACGTTACTTCTTAATGGATTTTACTACTCCAGCACAAATGAGTGCCATGATGGGTATAATGTCAGTCCCTTGGATATTTAAACCGGTCTATGGTTTCATTTCTGACACCTATCCTATCAATGGCTACCGTCGTAAACCATTCATGATGATGGGTGCTTTATTTTCAGCTATAATGTGGATTATTCTACCCTTTTGTCAAAAAGATGAACTAATCGTTTCACTGGTGATGACATCGGCTTCGCTGGGTCTGTGTATTGCCGATGTCATGGCTGATTCGTTATTAGTAGAGGCTGCGAGAAAAGAGAACGAGAAAAATAAAGGCATTGTACAAAGTTACAGCTGGATGTTTCGTTTTTGTGGTGCTTTATTCGCGTCCATCTTTGGTGCCGTAGCCTATGATAAACTTGGTTCTGCCGGTGTTTTTCATCTCAATTCGCTGATTCCTTGCTGTATCGCGTTACTGGCGATTTTCATCCCCGAAGAGATAGTACCTCCCACAAATTTGAAACAAACAACAGGTAAACTTCTAACTGCTATTCAACAGCCTCAGATCTACCGTCCAGCGCTCTTTCTCTTTCTTATCTGTACTACACCCAGTTATAGTAGTGTCATGACCTTTTTTTACCAAAAAGAATTGGAATTTACCCCCGATGAATTTGGCGTACTCGATGTTATGGGACATATTGTCGCTATTTTAGGTACTTGGATTTACAAAAGATTTCTACGACAAGTTAAATTACGGACAATATTTTGTTATTCATTGATAGGCTCATTCATATTAGAAAATACTCTTTTAATTCTAGTGTTCCACGTCAACCGAGAAATGGGCATTCCCGATTATCTCTTTGCGTTAGTAGAACGAATCGCAATTACATTAGCAGGACAATTTATTACAATGCCTATTGTAGTACTTGGTGCGCGATTATGTCCAATCGGTGTGGAAGGCACCTTATATGCATTATTAATGAGTCTAACTAATTTAGGAGGAATCGTTGGAACTGAGTTAGGCTCAATGTTGACCTCGATGTTTGGTATAACCGCTACTAATTTTACCTCCCTATGGAAATTAATGCTGATCTGTCATTTCAGCGATCTTTTACCACTTATATGTTTGAGACTTTTGCCACGTAATTTGGATCGCGAATAATCCGTGTGTTTGACTCGTCTCTGTGGCCCATCTTAACGTCTCTGTGGCCCATCTTAATTTTGAGCTGTAAATAGAGGTATTGACCCAGCTGGATTAGGGCAAAAATAAGTATTATAGATAAATAAAACAAATTCTTCATACTTTTATAAAAAAGTTTCCAAAAATATGAGAACCATTTCCAAACACGTGACCATAACTTTAGAAACCACAAAAAACAAAATAAAGCTATTAGTTGTGGTATGGCGTATACATAATCAACCATTTTTTTTTAATAACTATTACTTTTATATCGATTTTAAGTATTGTTATTTTTAGCATTTTGCTAAGTTTTTCTACGTTTACGGGGTCTCTGTGGTTCTTCCTGCTTCTGTGCGTAATAGAGTGCTATCAACATTGCGTCTGCTGCGTCATCTTTCTTGGATGATGGGTATGAGTTAAATAGCTCAATATTTGCATTGCTTATCGGTAGTTTCGGAATGATATCAATCGAAGCTTTCTTATTTTTTTTATAATTGCCGGTAGATATTTTGAAATGGCACCTGACCGATCGTGGTGAGATTAAATGACTCTTCCCCCATAAAAGACATTGAAACGCAGTGGCAATGACTTTGAACTTGGCTACCATCTGTGTCTCTATACATATTTGATCAAAATTCCCAAAAATGTCAGATCTTTCACTTATAAATTTTTGGACAAGTTCTGCATATTTTGTTTTCTGTTTTTTCTCAACCCCTTCTGTTAGATCATATTTGCCAAATTTTAGAAAAGCATTTGTTGACGTATCATACACGGCCCAACCTAGATTTCTGATTCCCGGATCAATACCCAGAATAATCATTCTATTGCAGAACCTACAACACCTTTATACTTATAGAAAAGTAACTCCTAATATGTTTGACATATCAAAAAAGGGGGGGGGAAGTTATATAAATGGATTTATTAACTAACATATAGTATAAAACCTTTCGATTTATCGAAAATGGAATTCCTACCTCTCGATATCGTTGATCACGTCTCCACCTTTTTACAACTATCGGATACTATTGTTTTACTACGTACAACTAAAAAATGGCAACTCCCAATATATAGACACAGGCAAAAAAGAAGAGTATTTTGTTTATCTCGACTTTCTTCTCGTCGAATTCCCAATGGAAACTGTGTTAATAGTCTCTGTAACCGACGTAAACTTACCTGTATTATTTTAGAGCCGTTAAAATCACAAAATCTGGCTAATTATTGCGCTCCTTGTTTTAAAAAATTTTACCCTAATATAGATTTATATAACTTTGTGGCTGGCTCCTAAACAAATTGTATAGTATATAGAATATTCACAACATATATTATTTTTATACAGTAGCACTACTCTACCCCCCCATAATTTTTTCTACCCCCTACCCCGGTCAATTTGATATAATGATTGGTAGAATGTTGGTCTCTAGTAAACCGGGAGTCGTTTTTATCGAATCTATTGGAGCAGCACTCTTTGATTTGGTGAGTAAAATTCTCACAGTGATCGTAGTTCTATTTTTAGTGATCGTAGTTCATAGTCTTATATCTAATTTAGTTAATAAATGTTGTTCCGATCAAACATCTAAAACCCTCGAGATTAAAATATATAATAAAGTTGAATTAGTAGAAACATGTGCAATTTGTTTAGAAAAGGAAGGAAATGGTCGAATTAAATTAGAATGTTCGCACGTTTTTCATCAAGCTTGTTTTACGAAGTGGGCACCAAAAAAGACTTGTCCTATTTGTCGTCAGAAAATTTTTTAAAAAATCACGAAGCGTCTTAAAACTTTGATGTTCTATTTTGGAACCAAATCGAAGAGGCTCCATTTCCTCATATGTAGAGAATATATTTACGGAAACATCGAATTTCTTGTTTGGTGTTTCCGTAAATATATTCTCTACATATGAGGAAATCTGTTTGTTTGGATTAATTAAATAAAACTGAGATCTCCTCTTTTTCTTTATTCGATGACTGCAGTAAATGGTGGTTTGTAATTGTTGTCAATTGAAAGCAGTGCTGCGCCTTCGGTTGGGTTAAATGTCCATGCCCAATATGTGGCATCCAAAACCACGTGATGAATTACGACAATTATTGCACCGATTTTCAATAATGTTAGCGCGGTGGAATCGATAGTATTTGCATATGTATTAAAGACAAACACGGCAAAACCAACAGACGACAATGCAGTCAACCACAGACATATTATCACCATAAATTTATAGCTTCCACTATTTCGAATCGAATACAATGTCAAAGGAGCCCAGGCCGTTGCCGAAACCAAGAAAACTACATAGCTAGCCAGCAAATAGTGCCTATTTGTATCAAAATTTTCATCAAACACAAACCAGTCTTCGGATTGAAAAATGAACATGTAAGTCATATAGAGAAAAGAAACCACTGTCAAAACCATAGAACCAAACCACGTGATGAAAATAGTCCTATGATTTGTTGGACTAAGGCCAGCCCAAAATAATTCCAATTCTTCCGATGAAATATTAGAAAAAAAAGCTAACCAAATGTAACTTCCCACCACGAAATTGCCGAGAATTAGTTGCACAATTAACAATGCAGTATACATTTTAAAAATTGTTAATTATACATAAATAGTGTTCTTTTCTAATATTTTATTGTACACATTTACGAATTACAAGTTGCTGAGTTCCAAGAAGCCCCGGCTGAAATACATTTGTCTTCCAAGCCCCCCGAACTCCCACAATCCCTGTTACTGCCGATAGTACAGACGGCAACGGCAGGCGTTGCCGTGTAACCATTTGCACATGTAAATGCGAATTCGTTTTCGGTAGAAGCTGATCCACCGAAGAAAACACTTGGGGTATATTTACTGTCGGCATCTGTCACGTCATTTGCGGTAGCAAAAACTCCACACCCAACATGAGCAAATTTCCAACCACCACTACTGTACACTAAATATCCAGCCGTACCACCATATCCGTTAGCAAACCACCCACTATTGGTATTTTCGACGGTTATACTGACAATATTGTCACTTTCCGCAGTCGAAGTCGATATTTGCAATTGGTACCTGGCCCAGCCATCACCGTACGAATCTTTGGCTATTACAGCGTATTTTTCACTACGAACGAGTTCAAAATTATACCAATTCTCTGTACTACTTTCCCCATTCACACGTCTATAAGCAGTTGTGCCACTATTTACACCAAGTTTATACCAATTTAGCGGCCTGTCCAAATCTGTGCATGGTCTGGCAGTCGTACAATCATTCCCAGTACTACTACAACAGTTGTTTACTGGCCACTGATTTCCTTCACAACTTGTACCTGCACCCCCGTTACCGTTATCGTCAATACAGTTGCTGGTGGCACCTACACGTTTTATCTGTACAATTACTTCGTAAAAATAGGTGGCTGAAGTGTCGTCAAATAATTTGGCATAAAATTGGTCGGCAGGGGGAGGATTCGCACTACAAGAATTTGTAGAAGAAGTGCAATATCTTCCTGAACTACTTGTACAAGTGGTAGATCCACAGTCGCAATCAGCACTGTTTAAAGTACCGTCCTCATCGTGCACACAAATTGGATTCGCGCTACAAGAATTGTCCGAAGAAGTGCAATATCTTCCTGAACTACTTATACAAGTGGCAGAACCGCAGTGGCAATCAGCACTGTTTAGTGTACTACCAGCAGTGTTCGCACAAATTGGATTCGCGCTACAAGAATTGTCCGAAGAAGTACAATATCTTCCTGAACTACTTATACAAGTGGCAGAACCACAGGCGCAATCAGCACTGTTTAGTGTACTACCAGCAGTGTTCGCACAAATTGGATTCGCGCTACAAGAATTTGCAGAAGAAGTACAATATCTTCCTGAACTACTTGTACAAGTGGCAGAACCACAGGCGCAATCAGCACTGTTTGACGTACTACCAGCAGTGTTCGTACAAATCGGGAAGCTGCAAGTACTTGAAGCGATAACACACTTCAATCCCGACCCGGTATCACAGGTTGCAGTTCCACAATAACAGGTAGCTGAATTGACACCGTTTGCGCACATGGTGGGCACAGCTCCTGGGAAACTGGCGTCGACCCTCCCCATTAATAGATTGTAGTCTACATCTAACATATTACACAAGATCTGCAACCCTCGCTTAGCATCGCTGTCAAAAGCCTGGTGAATGCCTGACACCTTTTCGTTACCATTCACTATAAACTGATTTATGATGTCTGCACCGTTTAATTGACGTCTATTGTTGAACAAATGTATAGGGCCTTGTAAATCTGCCAATTCCTTCATTGTGTGTATATTATTTGTGTGTATTGATTGGCGAAGTTGAGTCCCGCAACGTACAAGTGGAAGATGGGCTATCACTAAAAACAACCAGTGCATTTGTTAATAGTGATATGTTTTCTTTCTTTTATAGGCTAAATATCTACTCCAAAATTTAATAAAACGGAAACAATGTCACCAATAAACAACATTCACATCTGAAATTTAAAAAAAAAATGTATTTTCTATTTTTCTTCTGTACTAATAACTAAATCATTGCTTCAATCATTCTTTTTTCTACGTTGATCGACTTTGTTACTCGGTTACGGTGTTCTCGTTGATGTCCTCGAGCTTTGTTAAGTCCTCGGTTGGTGTTAAGTTCTCGGTTATGGTGTTCTCGGGTTGGTCTGTTTTTTCTTCTTTTATTTCTACTTCGTCTGTATTAATAACTTGAAGTTCAACGGCAACAATTGGTGGTTCGTTCATATTTTTATCAGATTCTCTGGTTAAAAATTCACATTCACACTCGGCCATGACTGCCAATGTAAGTTTATCAATCAAAATTTTATTCTTATTCTCCATAGTAAAGACTGACCAATCTTCTTCCTTTGCTTTAGCTGGACTATCTACAAAAAAACTAACACATCGATATTGTTTCCCTTCAATTTCAATTTTGGAGTATAGTACTTTATTCTTAATAGTTCTATTAGACTTGCGCATAGTTCTATTCATTAGTTTCTTATTGGTGATCATTTTACTTCACTCGAATACAATGGTTATACCTTAAACCCATAAGTAATTGGATTTAAAATATCAATCCGCTCAGGTTCAGTTTTCGCTTTCGCCTACCTAATTCCGGCATTTCAAATAGTTGTTTGGACATTGGTACTGGTGTAGCGATGGCTATTGCGGGTTCTTCTACTTTGTGATATTTGGGAAGATCTGAACTATGCCCTGCTCGTCTACACAGTAAGGCGGAGGACATCGCGAAAATAAGATGTGTAATTAACATGGCAACGGATGACCACATCCACTGTCGATTAATTAAATGTCGATGTTTATTACAAACCGCATTACAACCCCAATAATAGCAATATGCCAGGGCAGGTTGACTTTCGAATTTATTGATAATGTTCGAGGCATTTGTTTGAATAAAATCGAGCTGCTGCATATTATGCACTTTTGTTACACTTGTGAGAGGCCCTGCACTATCATCTAAACTCATCACTGTCGCCGGATCATCTCTCCATCCATACGATTTAGGAGATGACCAATCCATAAAGGTCTCTACATTATATTCACATTTCACTTCTTCTGATTGGGACGGAGCAGTTAATTGACAAGTATTACCCATGGATCGGGATCGCATTTCATCCCAGAAAAAGAATTGACAATCACCTCCTAATGGTGAAGTATAGATGATAGGTCTGTCATGAACGGCTTCAAAGCGTGTTGTAGGACATCCAGTTGCAACTCCCGTATCGGAACAAGTCCTTTCGACATCGGTACCGATCATCCCTAATGAGGAAAGACGCGTTGTCATAAAAACTGATTCTCCAATTGAAGCAACTATAAAATAAATGAGAACAATACTGATAACATTTCTGTCGATTTTATGTGGCACTGCAACAGCGAGCATTCCGATGATGACAGTTAAGCCCGCAACAACTGTTTCGATAATAGCAATGGTGTATGGGATGTCCTGCTCGTCCATTCCGGATTCACCAGCTAGATACAGCTCGTTATAGGGTGTTAAGTAAAAGGTGGTAATATAAGAGAATGTTAAACCAATTCCCACAAAAATGCAGGAAGCAGATAAGATTGAAATTAAACTCCAGTCCATTAAATTATTATAATCTGTATTTGTATTTATACTATCAAAATATAGATTATAACTGTTGTATTTTTTGTTGTAACTCTTCTATTAGCACTGGTAAAAACTCTCTTCTTTTTATAAAATCTGATTCATGAAGTTGCTCCCGCGTCATCGGATTACTAGAATGTGAATTAACCCATGTTAATAAACAAACTCTATCAAAGATATGTTTAGACGGTGTTTGTACTAAATCTGTGGTAAATTCTAATGAAATGGGACATCGAAGCAGATGTCCCATTTCAATCCAAATTGAATTTCCTTTAAATTTTTCTTCCAGTTTTTTCATAATAATTATTAAAGCCCCACTGATATTTGCTTCTAGAGCTTCTGGTATTAAGTCTGGTGTAATATCAGTACAGAGTTGAATAGCTCTGCTGACAAAGCGATGCTGAGGCCGGTGTCGTAACATGAAACGACAGAGATTCCTAGATACTATTATTTTGGAATTACCAAGTAAAGTCTGAATATGTTGAAGACGATTATACCGACAGGCAAAACTTAATGGACATTGTCCATTGGTCATTACCCCATTTGGGTCTAGACCCTGATTTAAACAGGTATAAAGATAAAACGCATTAACAGTCATCAGAATATTAATAGTATTAAGTGGTATTTGCTTTATTTTGCGTACAACTTCTTGGAATAAGCGTTGATGCTGCCTTTTGATGACTGGTACTAAACAATAGGACTCCATTTCCTTTATATTGAGAACACATTGTAAAGCAATTCGAACATGCAATGTCGTTAATATTGTAACCCATTGTTCTTGGGATGGGATTAATCCGGTCGTGATGTATTCTACTACTTTTTCAGCCTCTTTCTTCATCATTGTTGGATAAATAACAATGGGTAGTTTTGTCTCCATTCAACAAATTATAAAAGGTTATATACTATCGTATATCTTTTTTTCTTCTACGAACTTACATCAACGAGGGCTTTCACGGCCAACACACTCTATCCAAATATTATACCTGTACGATTTTGAGTAGATATAGTGGTATTTTCTTTTATTTCGATAGACATTTACCCCGGCAAAAAAATGTGGGTAATTCTGCCCATTTCTATTAACTTGTGCTATTACTTTGTTCCACTGAATACATCGAAAAGTTGGATCAAATTCGAAGATAAGACGTTGGAGTTCAATTGGTAAACGAAACATTGGCATTTACTACATATTATATTTATACTATAGTCTATAACATACGTGCCTTTGATTAAACGATGGACTAAAAAAAATAGTCAAACTTTTGAATAATGATTATAGTTAGATTCAGGGCAACATTATGATGTGCTGGCGCAACCGCACTCATGAGAATAAGTTATATACATATGAATTAAATGGCTGAATGGCAACTATGGCCCAGACCTTCATATGCGTAACATCTCACAAATGTGTATCTTTGGATACAGATAATGCTTCCCGCGCGATGTCTCCCAAAGAAGACACCTGCTATTATGAAATACTATGATAGAAATTCAACAAGCGAAATACTCGAAGCTGTATTCGAACGCAATGGTTTGTTGGTGATATGTTGCTCCAGAACTGTGTAGTAACATATTCACCTATACTACTACACCAACTGGACAAAGAGCTACACCTACTGGACAAAGAGATTGTAGATCCATACAACTACATTGGGTGTTACAACTCATTTACAAAAAGATATACTTATTTACGCGCTTCGCGACGACAATTTCTCAAGATGATTGCTCTAAAGATTTAGGATTAACATACGTGCCTTTCATTCCTTTTTTTTTTCTCTTGTACGAACACTATGAAAGTATTCCGCCTTTGGCTAAGAAGTCCATTTTTTTTATTAACGATCTGATATATAAGTGTCTGTGATCAATTATAAATGGAACTATTATTAATTAATAAAGAATATTTTGTTGCAAAATGTGTTTTATTTGAAACAATGTCGTTATCTAAAGTAGATTTTGAACAAGAGTTAGAGCAATATGACCTTAATTGTAAAAAGATGCGTTTTGATGGTGATAATATCCATATTACGTCGGTTAAACATTTTCTACAGTATTATATTGACAAATCTCCTACATTACAGCCAGAATTGGTTCAGTTATTACATGGATTGGTACAGTATACTAAAAAGAAGAATAAACGTAAATTAAGCAGATCATTGAGAATCGAGATTGCATATCGGCAAGAATATAAATGCAACATGTGTAAAATATTTCCAATACCGCCTACATTCGAAATTGACCATATCCATGAATTACAAGATGGTGGTTGTGATATTGCTTCAAATCTCCAAGCACTCTGTCCTGACTGTCACCGAAACAAAACGTATCAAAAGAGATTGGAACGAAATCCTCTGTTTCAAAAACCTGTTCCTTATGAAAAATATTTTCAAAACCCCAATTCTTCCAATGTTTTTTCTAAATACTTTTCACAGCCTAGCTTATTATAAGTTTTGTTGAATAGTGGTATATAAATAACGTTGACTCTGTTTAAAATGCCTCTTACTTTAAAGGAATCTTGTAAAATGTTCGAAAAATTCCACCGTCAAAAGCAAAAAACAACTACATTTGAAGAGTTTAATGCTTTACATGGTACCTGTTTACCCAAAAACGACAATGTCTACACTAAATTTATGTGTAATTTACAGAAAGCCAAGAAATCGGAAGGGATTCCTGTTACTCGACGATTAATGAGTCTCTTTGACCATTTATCGTCGGGGCCACAGGTTATTGCAACGCCATTGCCTCAAGCGCAGATTCCGATGGCGCCATCTACAATTCTATCTGGTCTCTCGCTTAAAAATAAAATCCGCACTCCAGAACAAGAAGGTACTATTTTATTATACCGTGATCTTTTATCCAAAAAGTCGGGTAGATTTGTGGACAAAAAGGGATTAATGGTACATTTTGTTGAACCAAAAGGTATCCCAATGTTAAGTAATACATGTAAATTATCTAAAATGAATGCTAAAACTCTCTTCAACGGTAAAGGAAAATTAACAATGAGAAACAATATCGAACTTCAAATGGAGTCACTACAAATAAATAAAGAGGACTATGAAGCTTTTATTGTTGCTCGACGTTCTAAGAAAGCTGGCCCTTACTTTCTCCGTGTCAATTATTTAAACATGGATTAAGCGTCTTCTTGATCTTCCTGTTCAATCTCCCCCTGTTGTTGTTCAATCTCTCCCTGTTGTTGTTCAATTTGATCTAATATAACATCGATTAATGCCACCATTGTTAAATCTAATCGGTATGTAGTCTGTAAGTTTTTAAGACCTCCCACCGAGTTTCTAATATATTCGGACATTCTTTTTTGACTGATCGGGTCGCAAGTTTGTATGCACTGTATTGCTTGATGATATGTTTCTTGTATTCGGCTGATATCGCTTTGACGATCCTGTTGTTGCCACCACCGTTGTAGCCAAACAGGAACGAATTGTGAACGTTTTTGATGAACTCTGAAAAGACGATGGGTTGTATCTAAACGATATCCGGGTTCTATACTACGTAATATACGTAGATTGATTAAGGTTGTCTCATATAAGGAGGACATCTCAAGTGTCATTTATATACAAAAAAGGACTATGATTTATATACTGATAAACACAGAAAAAAGATAAAAAAAAACTAAATTTTTAATTATTAGCTTTGTATTTCGCTACTTGGTACTAAATAGGATGTAAACACTGTAGTAAGTATAACATTGACAATATTAACAATATTTTCTGGTGGTAAACTTGACCCTAATAACACCTGCATTGTTTTGGAAACACTCTCGGAATGCGTAAGAGATTGTTGTATATAATCTGCAATACAATTTCTTTTCAAAAGTTGTAATAAGTTTTCTACAGAACAGATCTGATGTTGAAGTAATAATATTTCTGCTTTCTGTCCTATCCATCGTATTGATCTTAGACTGGTAGTATATGAACTGTAAATGGGGCCTACTAACTGCCAGCTCCCTCCTGTAATTTTATCTAAAATGGCATTGCATGCAATTACATCATTTTTGGCTCGATGTGCTGCTTCTATCGGACAATTAAACAAATGTTGATTTAGTCCTGCCAGAGAGAAATTATCATCTTCGCTTTTAAAATGGTCTCTACAAAAATGTAATGAATCAAAAAAGAACCAATGCAAAGGTAAGGTCTGTGAATATCGCGCTGCTTCCAATTCTAGAATCGGTTTATCTGCTTTAAATGTATTATGTGATATAAAGATAGGTAGACCATTTGTCTGTTCTTGTACCCATTTTATTAGTTTCTCTAAAACCAGATCAAATGTTTGTGCCTTTTCTTCTTCTAAAAACTCTCGTGTTAGTTGTGGTAAAAACGGGACTGGTGGCGGTGGAAAAACAGAGATATTCGGATCTGGATCAATTACTTCTACAAAGTACTGTCCCGTGTCTTTACAGAGCACTGCAATTTCCCAAATTTTACAATTTGGTAGATCTTGTACTTGACCAATAAATTCGAGATCGAATACAAAATAAGCACTATTTTGAATATTTGCAATATTGGTCATTTGTTTTTTACGACAGTTGATTATATAGTAATATATACAATTACTATATATGTGTCAAATATTCCAAGAAACTAATTCACAATGATAGGTCTTTTTAAGATGCTCGGTACCCTCTTTGTTAGGCGGTTACACTCCCGTTTCCATTTATAAATAATCTTATCTATTGGCTGAACTATAGCATTATTCGAGACCCTATAGACTGCCTGATACGCGCTTCGCGACGTTTCAAAAACAATATAGGAGTCTTTTTTCTCAGTAATAACTAACCCAATATTATTATGACAGGTAGGGCAATAAAAAGTAGAGGTTTCTTTCCATTTCTGCTGGAGACAATGAAGATGAAAGCTGTGATTACAGCGCGTTTTAGTAAGTAAACCAGAAGTTTCTGAACATAAACTACAGTGCATTTTGTTTTCTCTCTTGGCTAATTTATACAGATGTAACGACTACAAAAAATCCCAAAAAAAAATGTTCTACACATATTTTGTTTTTATCTATCATATATTTAAGTTTAATATCGATGAGACGTTTAGAGCAATTACTACAATCTAATTTAGTCTGTAATAACGATGTTCTTTATTTTTTTTTCAAGAAAAATCGTTTCTCTTGTGAAATAACGTCTGGGGGTCTTTTGTGGAAATGTAGTTGGCAAAAACCAGGGAGTAGTACAGTGACTCCGCTTTTTCGTAATACAGCCACACTTGATGGTAGACCATATATCAAAACTTTCGAAAGTTTAACTGATTGGACTGAAACCTGTATACAAGAATGTCTGGATGAATATCATACCCGATACAGTTCTTGGAAGCGTGTAAGACATGAGAGATTAGATCAACCTATGGAAATAATTTACAAACATCTACAAGAGAAGAAACTAGGAAAGGAACCGGTCTCCGAAATAAATTGTGCGTTATATGAACAGATTGCCGCCTTTACTGACTTGGTTGAACAGACACAATCACAAGTTAGACTCTGGGAACAATGGTTTGTCACAAACCACCCCGGTAAAACCATACCAATAGCATCGATTATTCCCAAAGAACCGGAGCCGATCACAGTAGAGTTAAGTGAAACCCAACCATTTGTACTGAATTCAGCCGAGGGACAGTATATGGTTTTACACCGTTTGAATGAAGTCGCTCCAACGGAATGTATGGAATGGTTGAAATCGAATGGGTCTGATCATTTTCAAACTATACTAAAAGAGGTTAAAGAACGAGTAACATTCGATCCTGTCGTAGAAGCCCCACCCAATTGGAGCCCTGTAGACGTAAATTCAGCCAAACTATTTGTACATCAGTTTTTTTCCTAATAAAAATCACATTTATTTTTTTTTTATATCTTGAATGGGATGGTTTTTACGGCGCATTGCTGTTCTATAATCACTTGAACTCACATTGTTATCATCGTAGTCAATAAATTTCTGAATAATACCATAAAACAATAGACTCCAGGTGCTGGCGATTTCCTCTCTACATTTTGCGCCTGTTATTACTACTTTTCCTGATCGAAATATTAAAAAAACTAGTTTGGGAGAGGATGTTCTAAACACTAGTCCGGGAAATAAATCGGGCTCATATGAAACATATGGGCCATACGCCTTACTCAATTCTACCAATTTCAATGCATGAGGTATTTCGGAGGAAGCCACAATATTTTGTATTTTGAAATTTCGGAAACTAACAGGAATACCATGCTTTTGTAAAATACGGACATATTTTCTTCCAGCAAATCGAGATTCTAATTCCGTCCTGGCCCCAGTACAGACCATATTACCCGATGCAAAGGCTAACGCCGTAGTTCGCGGTTCTCTAATTCGTAGACTAGCGGCAGCAAATTTTTGAGGATTGTATTCAACAAAAGGCTTATTTAAAGCAATAGCACGCAAATCTAAATGATCTACTCCCAAATTAAAGGTGGCCACTACATTTTGTAGGGTAAACTCTGGTAATGGTCTTTTGGTCGCAGGAACAAGTAATGCATCTACATCAATTCTTTTCTTTTTTTCTTTTCTTCTTGGCTTACCCCTTGAAGAGTCTGCTTTTCTTTTTTTAGTGCTCATTGTTGATTAATTACTAATGACTGCTTATATGGGATCGGCACTCCTCAATTTAAATCCCAAAAAAAATGGCAGTTCTGTTACAGATATTATTTAAACCAGTCAACTATGATCTTGAATGAATGAACATATCTTTATTGTCTCCACTATGACCATTGAATTAACTGCCTCTGTCTTCCAAGAAATCGGTATCGAGTTGAATATATCCAACTCTATCCAAAAGTTTCAATATAATAATAAGCAGTTTTGGATTGCTTGTATGCACCCGATATTACTCACCTTATCCGAATCTCTACTTCCCTATGTTGATAAATGTGTGCTTATTTACCATAAGCATGATGTATTAAGCTGTTTGAGAGTTGAAAACACTATGCGTTTTCTGAATCAACAGCATGCACACATTGATATAATTTCTGTTTCTCAACCTTTGTTAGTTGTTCAGCACCAATCATTGGTAAGAAAACAATATAACCAAATCGGTTTCCTCCGATTATTCTTAACGGGGAATTTGGCAGATACTTTGAAGCAAATATAACAATTAAACATATTTTATATTGGAGGATTTATCGGAGTATAGAGCTTCAACTACTGGGGCACTCGCAATGGCAGTTCCATCACTCTCTGAAGTAGAAACTACGGATGGAAAGTAAAACATGAAGATATCCGGCAATAATAAGACTGCAACAGCCAATGCGTACCACATGAATAAACTACCAAAGCTCTGTTCGCATTCCACCGAAGAACAAGCTGGCCATGCTGTTCCTGCTGCTATATGATTATTTAAATCAAATTCAACATCGATCACACGTCCAAGTCCAGTGTCAATTTTATCACACATTGTTACCCAACTGCCTGCTGCTTGTACAGCCAAATAAATTCCCCCTGCTGCCCAAATTATAGTGACTAATGCGATATTACGAGAACTGGTATTATCCCTAGTCTTATTATAATTAATACATGTACACCACCAACCACAGGCTTTTTGTTGATTTTTACCTGTTCTACGTTTACTTGGTATACAACTAAACCTATCCCCATAAGTCATACTGGACACTAGATCTCCATTATTAAGTCCAATCCAGGTTGACATCAAAAACAAGGCAATATTTGCCGCAAACAGATAAAAAGTTATCATTCCTAAAATGGAAATAAGACCTGACCAACCGGGGCAGTCCTCGACATTCACTGTTTTGGCACATTTGTAGGCAGAAATCCATCCCGATGACCAGACTTGTGTTTGATTGCCTGTCCCTTGGCACAAATGCACTTCTTCTGGTATGACAAAATTGCTACATTCAGAGACATTGGTAGTATTAAGTCCCGCATTTCTGGGATATTCTAGTACATATCCATCCCTTAAATCATCAATAATAGTACCGTTTTTAAAGGGTTTATTAGCATCCCATCTTTCTAATGCGATCTCTGAGCCTGGAAATTGAGACTCATCCATCATGACTCCAAATTGCATAAGTGTTAATAAACTAAAAACTATAATTGCTACTGTTACAATTGAACGAAGAATGCCAGTCAAACTATCACAGCATTTTTTGCCTTTACCAGTAGTAATGTTAAAAAGACCACAACAGCCGAAAAAGGCGACTGGACAGTTATCACATGTATTAACCGTGTCTCTACCGGATGTATCACCGGATGTCTGACAACAAGGGCCACATCCACAAAAATTAGTGGGGACTGCTGTATCGTCGATCATTGCTGTATCGTCAATCATTTTCTTCTGTGAATTACTGGTTGCCATTTTTTTTTATATATAACTTCTCTTTATATACTATCAAAATGTAGTCAATACATCAACCTAACCCCGTCTTAATACCGCTTGTAAGGTGGTATTGACCTGATTATGCACACTGTGTTTATGAGTGGATGAATTCAACATTGTCTGTTCTAAATACCATCCCTGGTTAATAAGACTATCAATCACTTGGTATACTGTATTAACAACACTTCCACAACCACGAATTCTAATTTTTTTCGTTGTCTGACGAATAGACTTCAAAATATCTTCCGAGGTTTCAGTACGTCGAATTGTCAAATCAATCGAAGACTTCTTTGGATGGATAACAACAGATAGTGAAGATTCACCGCTCTGATTTGCTTCAATGCTGATAACAACATCATGTTTACGACGTCTCCAAGCATCGCAAGCAAATAGTAAGGTAGCCGGGGTCTTGGTCTTGACCGTTTCCGAAAAGATATGTCCATTGTCTAATGAAGAACTCATCTTTGCCATCCAATCATGTTTCTGCATAATAAAACATCTTTTTGTGTTAGTAAATACCTATTTTTTCTATACAACGAAGGATTTAAAAGTTAGAATTCAATTTTTTTTTTTTAATATTTTTATTAATGTCTCTGTTATATTTTTTGAGATCATTCTACTTGTTTTTGTTTCTTACTAAGTTCGTTAGCTTCGCTTGACGCGGAGCGCCTTCGTTTATTGCTCTTTGTTACCTTTTGCCAACTGTTAACCAAGCCTGATGGATAACTAATGATTGGTCTCACATAATCTTCATTCATTTCCGCGGTAATAATATTCTCAATTACTTGGCGAGGTGTCATCGTTTTTTTACCAAAACTATTACCGGCATTTGCTGCCACTTCAAGGTCAATGTCTCGAGAGATACCATAACCATCTCGAGTTCGACTAACAGCTGCCACTTCAGAGGTAGAAGTAATCCAACGAGAAATCGAAGAATTGGCCAGAACATTATCATACCATAATCCTTGACCCCCTGGTTCTCTCTCAATTACTTTGAAAACATGAAAACAATCTTTATTGTAAGGCACTGCTGTCAAAATTCTTTTTTTGTCGGACTTGGCATGGGTTTCGGAGGCTAAAATTTGAAAAACACTGTCACTTATATCTTCACAATGGCCTAATATATGACTGACATGAATGAAAACCCCTTCATTTGTAATATAAGCGGACTGTTTCGGTTGTGTAGTCGGTGCACTACCGTTGACACCTTGAACTGGTACTGGGAAGAGTGGCGCTGCTTCACTGCCCCCACCGACCGGCAAAGTATATTTAGGTGCTCGAATTGTATGGCGACACATATTACTAATAAAGTTCATAATATTATTACCCGATGTTCTACCTTGAGCTAACGGAATCCGTGAATTTATTTTTTTGCTTAGTTGTTGAAGTCGGGGTAGTTTAATATAGTCAACCGACTGTTCATCTCCTGGTTCTCCAAAGTTTGGACTAAATTTCTCCATATTCCAAATAGTATTCAAAATCTTATGTTCAACCGGTGAACGAAATTGATCGGAGAGCAGCGACAACGTAAAAATAACCATTTCTTCAGTAACGATGAGATGTGGTTCTAATTTGGGTAATTCATCCACCGAAAAGGGAAGACCATAGCAAGCACCGCCGGGTAAATTAAAGACTTGTTCTATAGCAGTCACAATAGCCATATTACGAGCAAAGATCTTAACTCGTTCCCAATCTCGAGGCCCTGCTTTAACAATGCTATTCTTAGTCATTTTAGCTTTTAAACGTGGCAGTAAAATATTAGCAGCTTGCGTATTAACATCACGGAGAACACCGGCCCATATTGCTTTTTCTACTAGCATTACTCTGAATTGTTCTTCTTGTGCTTCAAAATTCAATGCTTGTGTCATTTTTTTATCTTCATTCGTCATCATACGTTGACCATTCATACAATCATCAATGTCACGGCCTCTACGCTGCATTTGTTCAAAGTTACCCCAGAAAAAACGAGTAGCCAAGGCTTCTTCGACTTCAGAAGGTGGATCATTAGTAGCTCCCATCCAAACTCCAATACATTCCGATTTAGTTAAACGGGCAGATCGACGACCAGTACCTTCGTCTTGGCACCAAATTTTAGCGGTTACTTGTTGGGAAGTAAGTTTTTCTTTAAACATTGCTTCTTGAGTAGAATCAGCATTAGGATTCTTGGCAGTACGAAACATACCCGGTGGTGCTTCATGACAAACAGTTGTAATATCGTTACGATTACCATCAACCGCATCTGCTTTACCAGTTTGATAAGTTAAGACTTCGATAGTGCCGGGAATACTTTGAGCACTCATTTGGTCAAATAAAAACGACTTCGAACAGGCACTTTCACCGGCTTGAAAACAATTGAAGTGAAGACCAAAAGCACGACGAAAAGAATCATAACGAGCATGTTGAATTAAAAACATCATACGATGTGCAGTCGATATAAGATAATATTGTTCATAACCTTCCATCAGTGTTAAAACACGATTGGCAAAGACAGATAACGTAGGATCTGTTAAACGATGCTTAATTACAGTAGGCACCTTCTTATTTTCGTGCCAAGTTAACATTTTAGAAACAACTTCGGAAATACAAGCATCCGGATCTAAACATTGAGTTTTCATTTCACGAATAGCCCAAAGCTGGTAAGCAGCATAAGCAGCCGGGAATTCCGCGGTTTTCTCATAGGGAACACAGTCAGTACGAAATTTTTCTCTAGTCTGTAAACTAAGCGAAGCAAAAGCAGAACGATCCGAAAGACCTTGAATTCGTTCTCTTTCAATATCAGCCGGGGTTCGGATGTCATATTCAGTACAGGCATCCGGGTCAAACGTAGCATCGTCCGGGTCTGGTTTCTCGCGCTGTTTATTTCTCCAATACTGGTATTCAGGCAGATATTTAGAACAAAAGACTTTAGGACGTAGTTGACCCGGTGTTAACTTTAAGACATGTTCAAAAGAAGGAAATGTCAATTTACTGACACGAGTACCTTCTGTAGGATTGCAAGTGTAATTTTCACGTACTGTAAAACGTGGGTCGGCAGAGGCCGGTGTACGTCCTAATGCACGATCAATTGTAAACACGTCGGTTGGATTGACTGGATTGACACCCTCCTTGTCCAAATGGGAAGAGGGGTTTAATATAGTATCTAATTGACTAGTATATTCCTGACTTTGAGCATAACGGTCACAAATAGTACGGGTATACATCTCTAAACCAGAAACTCTCATCCATTTTTGATAAGGATGTAATCCAGAAAGTGGATCGACTTTACGAGAATTCATTTTACGGTTCATCGACTCTTTATGAAGTACCGATGAATCATAAAGCATTTTAGAGAGCTGAGCTCCAAAACATACTTTTTCGGATAAGGAAACAGCATGGAGACGGTAAGCTACTGCTTGGTCAGGGTGAGATGCTTTAGGCACCCATTCTAACCAGGCTTTGACATATGGAAAAATATCACCCGGCACGTCATCCTTATCAAGATCAGCAGACATAGCAATCATTTGTAAAATAGTTTGTAGAGTCATTTCGTCATATCTAGCCTCGCTACTAGTATGACGAACATCTGAAAATAACGAACCGGCAGCACGAAACATATTACGTGGGATTTCATAGACAACATAGTCTTGGATATCGCCTTCAGAAAAATTTTCTGTAACTTTAGTATGAGAATTTAATCCCCAAGATGCTAACGGCTCCATATATGAATTTGACATATTGACTTTATATTCTCTTTTCACACTATATTATTCAAAAAAATCATATGGGTAACATATATTTACAAATCCAATATTCCAAAAAAAATAACGTTAAATCACCTTCGAAGAACCAATAAAGAAATGTGTTCAAAAACAAAACCGTTCTCCCCAAAAATTTATCAGAGAAAGAACTCCAACTCAACTTTAAATGGTAAAGCTTCTACGAATGGGATTGCTTAAGTATGAATATAAGCAGAGATAACTCAATTAGAGAATAAAAAAAAAAACTTTGCGAAAAACTTGAATACTGATGAGTTTGTCCAAACCCCCCGGATTTCCTCATATGTAGGGAATATATTTACGGAAACACCAAACCAGAAATTCGATGTTTTGGTAAATATATTCCCTACATATGAGGAAATCGAGCCTCTTCGATTTGGTTCCAAAATAGAAGTCAAAGTTTTCCAAAAAAAAAAAAACAAAGACAGAGACTTTAAATCCGATATTGTAGGACTGTTCTAATCCTAATCTTCATACTAAAAAAAATTGAAAAGTCTATAAACCCCCTCTATTCTCCTTTCAAATGGAATTTACATTGCCGGCGTTAAAACAACAATCGTTCAGCAAGTGGTTTAATAAAAAAGTACCCCGTACTGATAATATGGAAGAAAGAATTGTTTATCCGGGAATAAAATTGTCTTGTTCGACAAAATCGAGAGATCTACGTTCAGAAATAACACCGGGGCATATTTTTATAACATATGAAAAAGAAACAGAGAAATTTTATCATAAAGTACTTGGTTCTAATAATCAATTTGCTCTACTACCTAAAAGACTCTATAGCCATTGTTTTCATAATATCAATATTCATAGTATCCCACCTAACAATCGTATTACTGTTCGTTTAACTGAATCTACCTCTGTTATTCTACCGTATATCCCCGACGATTTTGTGACTCAGAAAAGGTCAAAACGAGGATCAATGGTTCGAAAAACTAGAGGAGCAGTCAAAAAAATGAAGTTGGAACATGATGAACAATTAAATTCTCAATGGAATGGTAAAAAGAAAAAATATGTGGGATGGGTCACCCAAGTATTATCGCCAGATACAGAAACAGCGGGTGACGCTGGTATTAATGGTTTTCGGTTAAAAGCCTATCTTCGTGATAAGTTACAAGAATATGAAAATGCTTTATTGATAACAGTTCCAAATCCGTTTGCTGACAGTGAAAATATTTCTGATATTTGTAATGACCCCGAGCAAGCAGTAGCATTAACTACTGTTTTACATTTTTTACATCATTATGGTAGAAATTTTCTAAAATCACAATAGAATACAAGAACTGGGTCGAGTTTCAAGCCGTTCAATTAAAGCATCTGTATAGGAGCAACATCCCTGTACTGTTTTCTTATATTTTCTCGCTACTTCGCCAAATATAGTTGACTCTAGTGTAATAAGTGAGTCAGAAACAAGGACAATAGTAGCAGTGGTATCTAGTGTCGGCATACTGGTGTTTTCTGTCGATATACTGGTCAGATCGGTCATGATAAGTTGATGTATCTGCAAAACACTATTAAAATAGGAAGTAGGGGTGGTTGTCGATAAATCTGGTGGATGTCTAAAAATAGTCTGTAATAATTTCACATTGGCCATATACAGAGATTTCGGGGAAATGTCTTTGATTAGACTCATCTATATAAATAAAAAAGATCTTATTAATACCTCGCTCTAAAACCCCCCAATAAAATCCTAATCTAATTGTATATAACTCTACTACTCTACTCAAAATGCTACAACAATTAGCTTCCGATACAGCTAAAATTCAAGAATATCTTCGACTATTTAAATTCCAACTATCAACTACTATAGTCAATGAAAATAAATTAATCGCGATTAATGAACAATTTAAAGAGATGTCTCGAGTTTTATCAGGACACTGCGTTTCTACTTTGTTTGGGAATATAGAATCGGTTATAGGTGTGATCAGTGCTACTTATTCGCCGATAGAAACCTTAAAACAGGCAGTGCTTGCTACAACCCAATGTCGAGTCTATCTGGAGCGTTATTATCGTACTAGATCTTGAATTAACCATTGTAAAGCTTTATTATCAGTTCCTGCTATTGCTTGGTCACAATATTTATTGGCAATCGCTGAAAGAGGCTCACCATTTTGGCGTGCTAAGATCCAATGACCGACAGTGAATGCTGTCGGCGCAGTCGTTAGTGTTCTATTTAGGGAGACCCCATTGCGATTATCTCCCGAATAACTGGTATCGCTCCGCAAACCTTGGTACGACATTAAAGTTGAATTTTTTGCCATCTTTATCGCGCTGTGCGACACTATATAAGGTTATCATTATATTGTAAATGTATATTCGTAACATATTTTTTTTACTTTTATTACAAAGAAGTACCGCCAATATTTCAGCATCCCAGTGTCGAGTCTCTGGTCATCAAGATACGCTCTGTGATTATATGTTTCGGTTTGATAAATCATATGCGAATGTAACAGAAATGAATATGAGATTAGAACGGATTAATATAATCAAACCATCGTTAAGAGATGGGGTACATTTCGATCTGACCTCTCGTTCTGATCGGTTTCCACATGAATTGAAAGGGAATTATATGATGACAGCTCGCCACGAGCAAGCTGTCACCCGACATGCCCATAATAAACATGTTCCACAATTACATAGAAGTTATCCGCCGATTGATTGGAGAGATGTCAACGGTATTAGCTATGTTAGTTCTGTAAAAGATCAGGGTGATTGTGGTGGCTGTTTTGCGTTTGCTGCTGCGACTGTCTTAGAATATTGGCTTAAAAAACATGGTCATCCTCCTAGTATTTCTGTTCAACACCTTCTAGATTGTACCAGTACTAGGAATGGGCCGAACGATGGCTGTGAAGGTGGAGGGTTAATGGCATACGTTTTTCAATATAGCAGCGAATTTGCAGTGATGCTGGATAGGGAGATGCCATACTACGGAGTAGATAAAGTTTGTCCACGAGCTAAAGTATTATCCCATGTCAAAGTGGCAAATTGGAAAGTATTAGAAATAGATACTACCAGAAATGCAGAAGATCAACTGGAATATATTTTACATCATTACGGGCCAGTTTCTGTAGGAGTTGATAGCAAAAACTGGGATCATTACCGAAGTGGGGTCTTTAGAAGCACTATGTGTGGCCATGATATTGATCATGCCGTCACTATTGTTGGGTTCACTAAAAAATATTGGATAATTAAGAACTCGTGGGGGAAATTTTGGGGTATCAATGGATATTTATATCTAGAGAGAGGTAAAAATGCCTGTGGTGTCGCGGAATATATTGTTTATGTAAGTAGTGCATACCCCATTCTACAAAGATTACCATCCATAGCTGACTGGAAATTAGTATCTTAGGCAGTAATGTCAACGGTAATCGCATCTTCTGGTACAGACAAGACTAAATGTCCGATTACAGTGGTATTCGACCGCTCCCTTGTGAGAGGACGGTGTTTTAGACTATAAACAAAACAGAGAATAAAGAGTATAATAATAATAGCCAAAATATACTCTTTGGAGGGATTAACCATTTGTTAAAAAAAGAGTCCCTATATATTCTAAGAAAGCAAAATAAAAGCCACAAAAAATGTCCAAATTGCCAAAATAAAGCCAAATAAATATAATTGAAATTTACTTGTATACTGCGATTTAATTTTGTTGATCGATTTCTGTAAGGTGTCTTTACTTTCTTCTAATACACTATGCATATGCCTGAAATTGTCATTATTATTAAGCATCATCTCTTGATTAAGTAAAATGACATGGCCTAGCTTATTATCAATCTCACCCACTCGAGCGTCTAAAGCAGTAACACCTTTTTCTAGATTACCAAGCCGACTGTCGATGTTTTCAGTGGCGAGCATTTGCTCCCGAACAGATGTAATATATATACACTTAAAAGTCGGTTGACATAGAATCCAACAAATAAGACAACCAAAAACTTTCAACCCGTGTATACTATATAGCCTTCTCATTTTATTAGATATGATTTGGTATACAATCTGCGGAGGTCTCGCCTTTACAAATTTAATTCTTTTCTTTATTTATGTTGGTGGTTGTGATGGCTTACTTTTTACATGGATACCAATACAGACTGCTATCGTCACCGTTACATTTACTGAACATCCAGCACTATCAATAGACCAAATATTACAGACACTCTTCTTCTATTTTGGCTCTCATTTGATTCCAGTTTGTTTTCTGGCAGTTTTTAGTATTGGACTTCAATTTCACTCTCCACATTGGAAAACAATCTGGGGTGCGGCTATGTTTAGTCTTATTGTACTTATGGTAGGTTTTTACTTGTTTCAAGATATAATTTTACTGTTTATTGCCGGAATTATTACTATTATAATAAATGGGGTCAATGTAGCACATATGAATGTAAATGCACCAGAAACTGTTAATATTACTTGGAAATATGCCGGGGCTTGTAATATTTTTACCATAATAACCATTCTAAGTCTATATTTACTGGTAGAGTCTGGCTATACGACATTAGCGAATTTTTTAACTATCATACCAATTGTTTCAATGATGGTTTTAATACATTCCACTCTAGTAGGAGACAGACTCTTAACACAGAGACATATTGCATTACTAGCATTGCAAATCTGGCCCTCTATGGCGTTTACTATTAGTACAATACTTTGTCTCAAAATGGAGTGGGAACAAAGTATTTTGATTCCAACAGTCTTTAGTTTGATAATAGTTCTATTGCAATTCATTCTCTTTCAACGTCAAAAAAAAAAACAAAAAGGGAAATGTCCAAAAATATACAAAATTATCCGGGATGAGACAGTCCCTGCTCACGCACATAGGCAACAGAATATTATTTTTTAGTTATTAGTATATATTTCATTCTAAATATATTGTTAATTATTTTTTATTGCTCTATTCAGAGATTCTTCTTTTTTTGGGCGATGGTTGTTCTAATGAATATAAAACTCCACTGTCATTATTAACGGATTCGGGATTAGAATCAATACGAATCCCATGTGTCAAACTAATACTTAATTTCATACCGAATTTCCCGTCAGCCATAAAATAAACAGATGGACGAAGTACAGGTGCAATCATAGCGTTACGTTGAACAGATTCCACTGTAATACTTACACCGTCAGAATCAGTCATTGGTATAGTATTTTTGGTACCGTTTTTACTGTAAACGTTTTGACTAAATTTTAACTGACGATATTCGTCTTCTTCACGTTTAGAAATAGGAGCGTTAAACGAATCAACAATAATTGAGCGAAAAGCACTATCAAAGTTTTCACCCGTCTCAGCTACCAATTCATCTGCTTCTTCTTTACTTTCTTCTTTCAATTTGACTAATAATTTGGAATGTTGAATTGAATAATCAATAATATCCGCTTGCATTTTCTCAATGTAATCGAAAAAGGCAACTGACGCCGGATTTGTAATATCTTCTTTAGTAGTAGCGTTATATTTAGCTCCTTGTTCGGTTACACCTGGAATTTTACCAAATGTACCATCACCAGTGAGATCAGAAAAGACGACTTCAGTAGCAAGAGGACGCATTTCGAAAGAGCAATTGGCATCATCATTAATATTTAAATAGGTACGATCATCTTTACCTTCCGAACAATTCAGGTGATAAACTCTACCGGGTGTTTCAATTGATTCCATAGAAGCTACTGGACGTCCAGTACCTGTAGAATAGACTACCAAATCGGTAATCATCGTGTAGGTTAATCCATATTTATCTTTGGACATAATGAATGGACGTACAATAAATGGTACTGATAGTAAAGCACCATTTTGAATTGTTGGTGATTGCTCCATTTCAATGTATTTATCTCCAGCAGGTTGGACATATCGGACATTACGAGGAGATAAATCTTTATTAAATGCCGCACACTTAATAACAAGTTGGTCTTCACCATCTTTAGTTTTCAATGGAACCATGGCAGCCTTTTTAAAGGCTTTCAATCCCATTTCTCTCAATTCCGGTTCCGTTTTTTTTTTACCATAACGTTTAGTAATTTTAGCCATGACAGCACTGGCAGTTCCACCAGCATCCAAATCAAACATTTGCGTTAAAATATTGTCGTTAAAATTAGTCATATATTGAAAGTACTCAGAACGGGCTCCAATAAATTGTTGATCTTGACCAGTACGGACTAAATTAGTAACAATCTTAGAGGTTTCTTTTGTTTGAGAAAATTTACCACCAAAATTTCCACCTTCACCCAAGTGAGGAAATAAAGCATTACAAGGAGGTGTCATCATTTTGAAACCGTAACCGGCATCATTTTGAATATCAAAGTAATTTTCTTGTTTACCGGTTCTACGAGAGATACGAGTGGCTTCAACAAATTTGGGTGCAGATTGTTTTTTGTAATTGAGCATTGAAAATTTAGTAATTGGAAATTCTGACATTTTTAGGTTTTGAGGTATTCTATATACTTGTATAATTAGATAAAAAAATTATATTATTAACATATTTTTTTTTAATCTTAAAAATCGAAAATCGATAGGTATTGAACAAAAAAAAAAATGAACGTTTTGAGACTATATATTATATGATATAATATTCAAAATGTCAGTATTTAGAGAAAATACACAGCGTACGGAACAGAAGGAAATTACAGAACAGAAGGAAACTTTTGCGAAAGAACCAGCAAAGATACCATATAGATGTAAACATCCGGCCCTTAACAGTACAAATAACAGTACGACTGTCGACAGTAAGACTGATATCGATGTTGGTTTAGTTTATGCAGATCACACAGTTGATTCATTTGTAAGCGCCGAGTATCCGTTTGAGGAAATTACCGAGTCTATGAAAAATTATAAAAAAATGTTTAAAAATGAATACGTTATGACATGGGGGATGGGTAATTTTTTGGAAAATGTTGCTCATAACGATCTGATGAAATATTTTCAAACGATTCCAAACCATGGGGGAGGAAGTAGCTTTTACTACGCTATTGTTAATTTTATAGATAGTACTACATCTCTTCGCAATACCTTTTGGAAAAACACAGAGTATTTAAAGTTATTAGCAGAAAATTTAAAGTTATTAGAAAAAAAACAACTTCCAAAAAAATTACAACAGCTGAGGAAGGCGTATCCTAGTCACCATGGTACCATTATTAATACGCTGGAATTTTTCAAAATGCATTGGATTAGACACTTAGTTTATGATGAGGTCAAAAGGGATAGACGAACCACAGAAAAAGTAAAAGAAATGCTACTAAAGGGAGTAAGATATACATTGAGTAATTTATTTAGTAATAGCACCAAAGAATGGTCAATGGGCAAGGTCGGCAAAGAATGTCGAACAATAGACGGTATGGAGATATTGGCAGCAGCTCGTATTATCCAACATGATATAATTATCCGGTTTTCACGAGTTGTCTCCCGAAAAAAACGAGTAGGGTTTAGGTACTTTGAAATAAAACCGGATAATATGCAATTGAGATCTGCGTGTATACTCAAAGTTAATAATGGACAATATGCAAACTTAGTCGCGATAAAAGAAGGTAATGGGCCTACCAAAAAAGAATCATTTGAAACACAGCAAAATGAGTCTACACCGGAAATCTTTATTACTCAGAATTCATCTCTTATAGAAGATTTGTTGATGCACCAGCAAAGTTTGTCTGAACATATACATAGATCAAACCCGGATGAAGAATATTGGTCTAATAAATCACTGGCGTCTCGTGGGTATACGTCTCGTGGTGAGCATCGTACTGATCATAACAGGAGCAATGGTGATCATAAGCATAGTAATAATATGTCACAAATGTCTTCTACTCATCACAGACCTAGACCGAACAGAGTAGCCCCAGTGGCCACAGTGCCCACCGTGCACACTAGGTCTCATGGGTCTCATGGGTCTCCTTCTAGGTCTCATACTAGGTCTCATGGGTCTACTAGGTCTACTAGGTCTCGTTCTCATCACAGCCCGGGTGCGGAGACATTCAATATCGGTGACATTGTAAAATACAAAGGTGAGGTGTTTTTGCAAGATGATCAAGATGATAATAACGTTGGTATGGTTATTAATGTAGAGCACTATAACCGAAAGAAGTACAATGTTACAGCAGTTTTAAACGGAACAAGCACCACTTTTGGTGATTCCTCAACCTTTGAAATGGTAGCAAACAAAGGATCTGCTTCTACACCAATTTCACTGTTCAAACAATGGTTAGACAATAAAGTTGATTGGTCAACAGTAACATCGTCGGAGTTAGTTTCTTGGGCTTGTCAATGGCGTACTGAATTGTATTCTAGGTCTCCTTCTAGGTCTCCTACTAGGTCTCTTACTATGTCTCGTACTATGTCTCGTACTATGTCTCCTTCTAGGTCTCTTACTAGGTCTCCTACTAGGTCTCCTTCTAGGTCTCCTTCTAGGTCTCCTTCTAGGTCTCCTTCTAGGTCTCTTACTAGGTCTCGTACTAGGTCTACTAGTCATAATATGACCACTCCTAGGTTTCATAGGTCTTCTACTAGGTCTTGTAATAGGAGGAAACATAGTAAGAAACCCAGGAAAGACTATATGGAATTACTCGATAAAGTCAAACAGCGTTACAAGCGTTACATGTTACAAAACAGATCGCAATACAAATCGCAATGGATTGAAACTTTACCACCTAATTTGGAAAAAGGATTATTCGAATATGTACAAAGTCAAGAGAAAGAACTTAAAGCATTAGGATTTTATCACCAAAACTTTACCACCCCAAATCCGGAGACTCGGGAGACTCTTCGTCGTCTCTTTCCTGAATGGCCACTTGAACCGTACCTTATTTTACAAGTACTTAATTCTATCCGTCATCATGTTATCCGTCCCACACACAATTCGGAATCAGAAGTTGATATAGAGTATCTCAAAAAAGAAATTATGTTATCAATCGGAACTAAAGGTGCTTGTTGTTTCTTAAAGGGTCTCAACAATAAATTAAAAAGACAACTCGCAAACTTTATGAAAAATATAATCACATTAAACATGGCCTTTCATAACCCTTGGCTTTTTGATTTAGCTAACATAAACAGTATCACAACTAAGTTAGACTTGGATGTAGGAATAGGATTGGTACTGCTTAACTGGGGTTACTCCCAAGTTGATTTCCAGTCAATACAGAACCAAAGAAAACAAACATTTAAAAGAAAATAATTAATAATTTACACTCTAAAATAATTTACACTATAAAATAACTCTCCTTTTTTTTTTTGTAATAAATCTCATGTAACAATTGGAAAGGTACCAATATTAGCAAGATTTCATTTACTAATAGAATCCAAATACATTTACCATAATTGGCTTCTAGATATTTCTGTCTTAAATTGGACACAATGATATAAACACAGCACTTGAGACATGCCCTAAACGGTGACTGTAATAAGGGCGTACAATTGAGCCATTTCACAATCCAAACTACAGCAGTCCATGCAATATATTTTTGTCTCGGTAATAAATATTCTACAGCTACTGCGAAACAAACAGCACAATGTAATAAAATCACTCTTAGTATCTCATTTTCTGTTTGATCACTATCTGTAATAACCATTATTGCAATTGTGGCAAAATGGAAGGGATAAATCTTCTCTAAATTAGCGGCACAAAATATAGTTTGTACGGCTATAATTTCTTCTCTGTATGATATTAAAACAAAATACCCTAGCAAAATTCCCCAAGCTATAACCCTATTTATCATTAATAGAATAGAGCTCTTCCTTTATACACTGAATTAAAATATTGAACTATACTGTATTCCCTAGTTTTCAGTATTCAAGATGTTTTTTTTTTGAACTGTGTCCAGCACAAATCCAAGAATTTTTTTTTCTTAAAACTTTGACGTTCTGGAACCAAATCGAATAGGCTCTATTTCCTCATATGTAGAGAATATATTTACCGAAACACCAAACCAAAAATTCGATGTTTCCGTAAATATATTCTCTACATATGAGGAAATCCGGGTGTTTTGACAAACTTCCAAAAAAGTATTCAAGTTTTTCGCAAAGTTTTTTTCAGCACAGCGTTCCGTATTTTTTTTTTTTCTAAAAACTTTGACGTTCTGGAACCAAATCGAATAGGCTCTATTTCCTCATATGTAGAGAATATATTTACGGAAACACCAAACCAAAAATTCGATGTTTCCGTAAATATATTCTCTACATATGAGGAAATCCGGGTGTTTTGACAAACTTCAAAAAAAGTATTCAAGTTTTATTGTTTTTTTTTTTGAACTCCCGATTTTTTTTTTCTTAAAACTTTGAAATCGAATCTAATTGACTGTAATTTTCCTCATCTCATTCTGAATAAAACTAACACTATTCAACAACCGGACATACGCTCTCTTAGCAAACATGCTGTTATTATATTCTATTATTTTTGAAACTACCTCTTCGTTATTGACCTTTCCTTTCCCGGTGACATTATTATTGGTAAACCACTGGATCGATTCTTTGATTAACTCTTCTGGTAAGTGTAGAATATACCAAAGGTTCAATACAATGACCTTTAGACGTTTATGGAAAGTAAATAACTGTATATTGTCTACTACTATTAAAATTCCATCCTTGGATAATAATTCTACTCCAGTTAATATGCATGTTGATTTTGTCGGCACTTGATCATATTGTAAACAACTGGAAGCATGTACAAAGCTGCTAAATAACGGCGATTCTCCTACATGTTCAATGATTGATTTGCAGAAATCTGCTCTCATTTGGTGAAATGAAGAAACTTCGCGAATTAGAATCAAATCTTTTGATTGATCTGTTTTCTCGTCTATTTTCTGTACATGTGTGGCATCCAGTTCATTGGAGAGAAAAAAGCGAAAGAGTTGCTGAAATGTTTGAAAATCGTCCATATTAACTAATAATTGAAGTACATATATACCATATTCGATAAAATCCAATATGAATATATGTTAATAATATTTAACTATTTACTGATTCTATTCTAATCTAAGAACAAGACCTCTCAAATGTATGCTACTATGACTGAAATTGAGAAAGAGAGATGTAAATCGGATAAAATGTATGAATGTCTTATTTCTGATTCTAGTACTCTTACAACGACCTGTCATCAAATATATCAACATCTAAATAAAAGAGTTCCTTCTACCGTCATGTCACAACGATTAAAACGAATGACAACGGAAGTCTTGACTTCTAATGATCGAGTTGCTAAGCATGCGTTTCTATTTTTCAGTCTAAATGAAGAACCGGAAATACAAGAATTATTCTTAAATGAAAAAGAACAATTGGTACCCCCCGAGAAGTTTACTAAGTTTATCAAAGACGAATTACCAATTTTATGTGACAAATTATTGACTGGTTCTTTCACGTCACTTCGAGGCTATGTAAGTATTTTTTTTTTTTTGTTTAAATTTTTTTTTTTTTCTTTACTCCCACCTAACTTTTTTTTTTTTTCTAGGTCGAAGATTGTCGGTGGATATATTTAACATTATAGAATAGTTTCTTTAATATTATACCTACTCTTTTTTAGCTGTATTTATTTGGGTTATTTGGCATTTGTAATTTTTTATTATCTTAATTTTCAACACTATATAAGCGTGTGGATTGCAACAAAAATGCCAAAAGACTCTAACGGGAATACCTGTTTCGAAAGATACTTCTTCCCTGTTATTGGTGTTATGATGGCTATGGTAATCGCATTCGAATTTGTCCTTGTAGGAATCTATTCTGCAGAAATAGAAGATATTTCTGGTGTAGATACGCACTGTGACATGTTTATTCTCGGCCCACTGCTTTCTGGCATCGGTCTCACAATTGGGATGTGTTTTAACATGTTGTGGATCTGTGTACGTAGTTCTAAGTATGAATTGGGTCGTGTGGCTCTTTTGTTTTGGGTAGCTTCCACAATTGTTGGTATAGCAGGTGCGGGTGGAGCAGCATTCTCTACAGACTTTTTTGACGTTCATAAGCAATGCAATAAAGAACCTTATATTGCCATTCATTTATTTGCAATTCTTTTCCTTGTTGTATCTTTATCGGCCCCTCACTATTTCGCAATCAAAAACCCTGTAGATAAAATAGTAGGAAAAATTGACCGCATGTCGCGAGAGGATTTAACAAAAATAAAAAAAGCTATTGACAAAAAGGAAAATACCGTTAATGAAACCTCAGCGCTGATGGAAAACTCAGCGCCGCAACCTGCCAAACTTGAAACGGATTTAGATTTTTAGATACTAAATAAATATTTTTTTTTTGTTAAATCCAAAAATATATGTTAATAATATTCAACTATTTACTAATAATAAAGAGATATTAATAGTAAAAAAATAGCAAAAATGAAATCATCTACTAGTTCTTCGAGTTCTTCGAGTTCTTCGAGTTCTTCGAGTTCTTCGAGTTCGCATTGGAATACTTTTAATATGCCTTCAAGCAAGAGACAAAAAACTGAGGAAGCTTCAAGCTATAGTTTTCAAAGTTTGACTAACCCTATAGAAGTTACTCCGGATATCTGTCAGTCCGATTCCGTTACTCCTGAAAAGAAAACGCCATCATTAATGGTAGCAGAAACTAACTTTTTTAATCAGCGTAATATGGACTACTGGCATAGAAATGATTTGTCTCATTTGCGTCCCTATGATTTCCCTTATATCCGTGCCTTATTGCAACAACCCGCTTGTGACACTTTATCACCCGAAGATATTAAACATAAAGAACATGTCCGAGTTAGTATTCAAGTTGTTACTCGTGCTTATGAAGAAAAATATTTATGTGAAGCTGTTGGTAAACAACGTAGTTGTGTCTTAGGTGACCAATGTCAAGGCTTACATTTACCATATGTAACTGAAAATGCTTTTATTGTCCGTGAATTCTTATTACCAACCGAGGAAGAAGAATATCTCCGCACGGGTAACTTACCAATAGAAGCAAGATTATGTTTAATGTGTAAACGTTCGGAGATAGCTCGTGCATTTATTAATATCCGTGCTGATGGTATGGGCGTCAAAAACAATGTTATTTTACAGGACTACCGTAATATAGTAGGCGAACCTGGTGAATACTGTCTAGAAGATTGCATTGTATCTTCTCACTGTGTATTTCAGGGACTCTTGGATCCAATTGTTTTACATTTACGCAATGCTTATCGATTAAAAGTTAAGGATGGTGTTCGTTATTATGAACAATGGCGTATGAAATATCCTGGTCAACAAACACATTTTTTAATGCAGGCGCCCAGGGGTTAAGCCTTGGGCGTATTTCACCTTATGAATTTGATGACGGTACGCAACGTTGTCTACCGGAGCAACGTTTATACCATCATTTTGTAGGTACACCTTATGAATGGTTATTTATGGGTTCTTTTTGGGATCGATTACAAACAGCAGCCATTGATTCTAAAGAATCTCATTGGAAGGCACCCGATTTATTATCGTCAATCCCTAAAGTACAGGCGTTTGTTTCTATCGTCAATGAGATTATTTGTTTAACACAATTACCTGATTTACCTAAGAATATTGCCCTGAATATCCATGTGTATTATGATGCTCATGTCCCATTAATGTGTGCAATTGAAGATGCTCTTAATATTAATATATTACCTCTCTTTCATAAATATGCACCGAATACAATGAACGTTATTCAAGAATCTGGGTTACCAGACATTATCAATGAACATTTGGACTGTTCTTTTTGGAATGAAAACAAAACCAAAATGAAACCTATTGTCCATTTAATGTGTAAAGCATTACCACAAAGATGTCAGATCCGTAATTTGCGGGAGATTATTTCCAATTACTGTCAGACTGACGATACCGTTCACGAATTTATGCGTTCGGCCTTGCTTTGTTCGCTGTTAGGTATGTATGAGCATTGTCGTTTTCGATTGACCTGGTCTGCCCGCAAAGAAATTATTCGTCGTTTGATTTATTCAAACCCAAATCGTACTCAATTACAGGAATGGCTTTTTACTAATTATCAACACCTTTTGTTTTATACTATCAAAGAATTTATGACTTTTTCAATGCCGATGATCCCAGCTTTGTATGATGAACTCTGTGTTACCTACAAATGGAATATATTTGAAGATGCCGTAAGAACAGCCATGGATCGTGCCAGAGCTACCATTCAAGAGAATGTTCTTCAAGGTACTTCTATTAAAGAATGGATGCAACACGTTGAAGCAGCCTTAATTATAGTCAACAAACAGCAATTGGTGCATTTGTATCGACCTCAGCGCCAAACCTTTTGTCAGACAGTCTTGGCTATGTGTAATCGTATGGATGAACAAACGCACAATACTGATGTTTACAGTGAATTTCCCTCTGAACATGTCCATCTGTTACGTCTAATGACCCAAAGAGTACCACGTACTCATATCCATATTAATTGGTTGAAATATTTCAATGTGCAGCAGACAGCTATTGATTCGCTGTGTAATATGTATCAACATGTTCAACAGAATGCTTTTCGTACTGATCTCCGTAAATTACTAAATACTTTGACTAGATATGATTTTGAAGCTGTCCGTGCCTTATTTGCTGCTTTCCGTCAAACTCATTCAGTGATTCGAGTTTTTCAATTGCCTGCTCATTATTATGAAGCACAGTGTAAAGCATTACGTCGTAGATATGGTCTCGTACCCGGAGAAGAACTGGGAGAGCATGTTGGTCAAGTCTATCTCTGTCTTTCTTGTAATACCTTTAAAGGCTTTATTGTGAATAAAACAAGTAAGGTCAATAATCTATTTGCGAATGGTCATTCAAAGATCATTGTGGATGATGAAACCTTAAAATGTTATTGTGGTCGACGATGTGAGAAATCAGATACAAAAAAAAGAAATAGAGTTGAAGTCTTTTCATTAAGTGAACAGACAGAACAAACAAAACGTCGGGCAAAAAAAGAATGGAAAATTGCCAAAAAAAATGTACAGAATATACGTTGTGCAGAAACAGAATGTATGCAGATCAATATTACCGGGGTTATTTTACAGTTTTATGATAATCTATATCTGTTCTGTCCAAGCTGTGCTAACCCAACAACTTTTCACGCAGACCAACACGATCGACATGGTTTTACCTGTGGTCAGTGTCGTAAAGGTGGTACACTTTATACGAGTGTGAGTTGTTCGATTTGTGGAATTTTCAAGGGTAAGGATACTTGGTCAACAGTTGTGTGTATTAATGAGGAAAAGGAGAATGAAACTATTGCAATTTGTAATAGTTGTTATAAGCCGTGGATTAAGAATTATGATGGTAATGTACCCAGTGCTATTATTGAGCAGCAGCGCACCAAAATAAAAATTCAAAGAATAAATAAAAAGAAATAAAAAAAAATTTTTTGATTTGACTATAAATATGAATAGATTTTACATTATACTATGTCATCGATAGAAATCGAAGAAGATTACAACTGGCAGATACCAGTTTTGAACAAAGATACTAACAACCAATTAGAATATATGTATGGTAGTTTATTTTTTTTGAGTTTTCTCTTTTGCTTACACTTACTAAGAAGCTTAAAAGGCAAGTCGTAAAACACGGCCAGCCGTCCGGTTCGTGAGATTGGGCAATGTTTTTAAGACTTCAGTCATTGGCCAACCTGCATTTTTCAGTCGGTCTTTGTCATAAAAACCAGCTGAAACCAAATCAGTTAAGGACGGGTTCCAATATGTTTTAATATCTTCAAGACTAAACTTAAATATCCCCCAATTATCAACACTAGCTCCCATTTGAGTTAAGACTGACCAATCGAAACCGAGTTCCACCAATTGATGGGTAGTGTATTGTAATTTAGCCAACTCAGCCAGACTAATATTGGTTTGTAATAGTTTCTGCGCTGTCAATTCTAATTCGCGTCTTTGCTGCTGCCAAGTAAATTGACCTACTCCATCGGGGGTAATTCCCATTGCAACCATATCTTGCCAGGTAAACCCGAATGTTAAGATGTCTTGACTAGTGTAGGTTGCAGCTATTTTAGCCCATTGAATGCGTTCTTGACACGCATCCGATGGGCCGAAACCAGCAGAAGCAATAAAAGAAAGACGTTTATTATGAGACAAGTGATCAGAAAAATGACTAAGTGCAGGAGTTAATGGAGTTATTATATTACCAATGCGTTGTAGAAAGGTACTCTTGGCAATGCCCTTTAACTGGCGTTGTTGAATTTTGGAGGTTGTGTGTGCTGCAATGGCAATGTTCCGATCAAGACCGAGGTCGGGTAATAATGTTGTGGATGGTGAACATTCGTAACACAATGAAGAATAGGGATGTGATAATATACAAGATAAATGAAAAGAATGTCCACATTCAAATGTAGCTGTATTTCGATCAGAGATCTTCTGATTACATAATCTACAAACCATAGTGCAATAAAAATATATATGCTATTTATAATATCTTTTATCTGTTTAGTTTGAGAGTATAATTAATTACTTTGTTGCATCCTTCTTAGATGATTTTTTCTTAGCTTTTGTAATTTTTTCAGCCGGTGCATTTGATGTCATGGAAACATTTGCATCCGGTGCCTTTGGTGCGGCAAAAGTAGAGTCACGCGGACTGCGTCTACTGCCTCCGCCACCTCTAGACGGACTGCGTCTGTCGCGCCCATCTGCACCTCTACCGCTTCTACTTCTACTACCACGGTCTTCAGACTTTTCCTCAGGCGGCGCAGATGGGCGGCCGCTATTATAGAAATCCGAATCATCCAACTCATCCAACTCATCCTCGTCAGCTGCACGTCTTACACTGATAATATTACATCTGTGTAAGACGACATCTACTGGATAACCTGGTTTGGCATAAGACATTGCGGTACCCATAATAAATCGGGAGGCTAATTCATGAATTCCAGACTTTTGTGCATCTGAAAGAACCCTGGCCCCCCCTTCATAAAGAGTCTCGTTTTGTAATTCTCCCACTAATGTACGATGTGGTGTTACGGTGAATCCAATTTTACTATGTGGAATACCACCTTGTGCATTTGCTCTATTTTGAGCTCTTCCAGCAGCTCTTGCAGCTCTTCCACCACCTCTTCCAGGAAATCCAGTTCTGGGAGGTGGGACAGATGCACAAATTAAATCACCTGGATGTATATCCGAATCACCATTATTAAAGATTGTATTTAATCCAGCAACAGTAACAACAAAACCTTGTTCAAAGATATCAACTTCTGGTTTAAAGCCTGTAACAGCTACACCTGCATATTTTAATTGTGCCAAGGCTTCGTATCTTTCACATACAAAAAAGCCCCTAGGATTAGCCATCTCTTTTTTAAGTCCGTTAGCAAAGCCAAAACAATGCATCTGGTGGTCACCGTACCTACGCACCTGTGCTCCCTGATTCATTTGCATTAATACTTCACCCTCCATAACTTGATATCCCTCATCGGTATTACAGGTTTGAGGAAATAGTAGTTCTCTTTCTGCTTTAGCAGAGCCATATTTCTGCTGTTGCATGTGTCTAAGATCAAAGACGGCATTAAAGTCAAAAGAGGTTGGGCGGGCGAAAGGTTTAATACGGCGGCGTTTTTTATTAGTAAACATAGATTATTTTAATGAAAAACAAAGCGTTTTATATACCTTCTTTTTGTTATATTGGTAGAACCATTTAAGAGCTACAAACTATTATATATATTTCAAAATTAGATCTATTATAAATCCTTTTTCTTAAATTCTAAATTCTCATCAGTACTTCAATCCTTTCAAGTGACTTACATGATTCAGTATTATAGTGACCAGCTCTTATAGATGACTTATTGGGTGATTTTAATGTAACCTGTGAAACAATGCCAACTGGGATGACATATTCGGCAAGGTGGAATGCATTTTTCATATACGTCGTATCGTCCGAACAATCTAATGTAGCTCTAACTTGAAAATAAGCCCCTTTCCCACCAACTCCTGAGGTTTTTGCGACTACTTCTCTACTACTCCCATTTGGTAAAGGTATATCTGTAAGATGTTTGTCGTGATTTTCCTTAAAAAACCCCAAAAACAAGCATGTCCCCTTTTCTAAACGACCTTCCAATTCTGGTGGTTTCCAAAGACGGGCAACTCTCGATCTTCCTCTCACATTAATATTTAATAATCTTTGCCATTTTGAACCAGTGTCCATATCCGTATTCAAAATACCAAAATAATTCCAATCTTCTAGTACATCGGCCAAAGTTCGGTATTTGCGTACATCTCTGTCTGTCATTTCAGTGCGTAAGATATAATTAAGCACTGGTAAATTAGCTACAATATGATGCATTGATTTAGTGCGATGGGATGTTTCTCTTTTCACAAATAAAAGATCCCCTTCTGAATATCCCTTTTCAAATTTCTCCGCAAAGGGACGGACAAAAAGTGGAACAGAAGCAGTCGGATTAACCATTGACTCTGGGACAGAATTATGAAGAGTTGGACGCATCAATGCACTGACATTTGGTTTACCCGCATAGTCTGTCCCTACTTGGGATTGTGCGCCGAAACTAAACGGTGCTGCCGCATTTACATTGCCGGAAGTAGGCATACCTTGTTTTAACATCATTCCAATAGAAGCCATATTTTTTGATAGTAAAAACAACTCTATTTATACTGCTGTATTTTACTTATTGCTCTACTCACCTAGGATTCGAATCTAGGACAAAATACTTAACTGAATAATATAAAAAAAAAAGGCCATAATTTTAATTAAAACTATATGGTTTTATATTCGCCGTCGCTTTTCCAGAATCCTTCGAAAGTGTATTTTTATAATACTTAATTAAATCAAGCTTATGTTTACTTAAAGTAACAAAGACCTTTAAACTACTATTGTCTACCTTTGTCCGACCCGTCACATTATTTCGCGAGAGTATCTGGGATGAGCGGACATGTCTTTGCATAGTATTCACTTGTGCAATTTCATTACCGATCATTCTTTTCATGTTCAGTTGATGTTTGGAAAAATGTGCTCGACAACAATCGGCAGTGACCTCTGGACATTTGATACCTTGTCGTTGTAGTGGCTCTGCTACCTGTGTTCTATAAATTTCCGCTTGTAATTTGTAAATCTCACTGTCTTGTATTTTACCAACTAACTGGGAGTCAATTTCTTGCATCCGTGAGATAATCTGATTCGCTTGGCCGTTTGCACCACCATCACCATAGGCACACAGTGCACACTTGACGGGTTCTAGTAGATCATCTTCTTCTTCATCTCCAAAAGTGCAAGGTATATAATCTCCCAGATCTTCCTCCATCATGTTGGTATTTGTTTCAATTGGTTCAAATGGTAAAATGGGCAAATCATTCATGAATAGTAATATGTAATGGCTTTATATACGAATTTATTTCTAATAGTCATATCTTACATCCGAATGTGGAAATCGTCATTGATCTTTTGTAACAGGTATTGAGACAAGTGGTCTTCATCTGGATTGCTTCTGCCTTGGTTAATCTGCCATCTTTATCTGCATCACAATCCTTTAAAATTTGTTTAACCCCCCCAAAGAGTTTAAAGGGATACCTCTCATACCAGGGTAGATATGTATCTATCATCTTCAATAATTCGTTTTTATCAATATAATTATCATGATTGAAATCTCCGGACTGATAAAAACACAGGAGAGCCTGATTTTTAGAAGGACACGCAGTAATTGATGTTAGTAGTGTAAGTATTAATAAAACAAACATTCTTGGCTCTACTTATGCGGTGTAAATAGTAAAATTCTGTTCAATAGTAAAATTCTATATTTCATTGAAACCGTTTTGGAACATAACTAGAAACTTGGATTTAAACGTAATACTAGCTTGACCAAGACTATAAACTGTTTCTTGATTTCTTCTAATGAGATCCCAATGATTTTCTATAATCTACTCCGTGTTTTTGTAATACTTTGTTTTGTCCTTCAAATTCGCAATTTTAACCTCTACAATATTAAACATCAGCGTAAATACAATGAAGCAATGACCTATTTGTCTTCCGATGTCTGTATTGACCCTATCACCCGAGCAGATCTAGGGAAATTTAATCTGTGTGAAAAGGCAACAATAATTGTCTCCGAAAATCCAAGTACTGCCGCCTTTTATCAGATACTGGAAGATTGGCACCCATGTGGTAATTCGCGATGTATTGGTTTTACAGATTGGTGTATATCAAATCTTCATTGGTTTGTGATCGGTATTGGCGGGTTTGGGATATTGATCTATTTTAAGTGGGTAGATCATCAACGGGATATCTTATTTACCAAACTACGACTACCACTCAGTCTTACTGCCGGACATAAAGATTAATGAGTATATACATTGTCTTTTTACAAAAAGAAAATGGCAGACTCCTGGGTAGAACATTCTTTAGAATTTGAATCTCATAAACAGACCTCACAACAGAAGCAGACTCCACAACCGAAGCAGACAAATCAAACTATTAACAAGCCTCCTTTAGTTCCGGCAGAAGCTATCTGGTATAATGATAGTTCATTTCAAATACCTCAGAGTGGAGATACTCAAGCAGAACGACAAAGGATCTATCTTTCACAAGGTACACTTCCTAATCTACAGAAACGAAACGAATATACTACCGAGGTTAGAAATGATCCCTCCTATAAATTTTTAATGATGGTAGCTGCTTTCTCTAAACGTAAATTAGGTTCTGTTCTCCAGATAACGCCGAATAACGCCCGAAATAAAACGACAGTTTGTCAGCTCACGACCTCCGCGATTAGAAGTGACAATGCTCACGGTTGGCTTTTAATGCCAGAAATCTCTGGTATTATTCAACTTTCTCCGGAAATATATGGCCACATCAAAGAAGCAGAACAAATTCTCTCCAGTTTTGGAAATACTCCTTCATTGAAAACCTTAATTGAAGATAGAAATTACCAAACTCTTTTTGCCCGTTTAGTAGCTGTCCGTATGGGATTATCAGACTATCTTTCACATTCGGAAAAAGCAAAAGATAGAATCTTTGTACGATTACATCAAGAGCAAACGATGCTTTTACGAAGGTTGAGATCGGTTAAGATACCATACAATAGAGTAAATTGGTCACAACCAAATCATTAAAAAAAAAAATAATAAAAATTGATCTTTGTTTTATACTAACTGTTGATATACATTTAATGGTAGTGATAACCGTCCTCCTTTAACAAATTTAGGATTGAGTAATTCAAATCCAGGACAAGATTCTTGAATGGAGACTAAATTAGCCATTAATCTTTGAAAGACCTGGTGATTAGAATCAATTGGCGCGGAAATAAACTCGACATCTTGGGAAGGAGTTAAATTTAAAATATCGGCCGGTGACATCTTATCTACAATAGCAGCATCGGAAGAAAAATGAGTTAAACGCATATCAAGAGAGGTAAGACCCGTTAATCCGAGGTTATCCTCCAACATGCGAACAGCAGTACCTTTGATGGAGGGTGGTGTCATAACCTGGGTATTAAATGGGATTTTTCCAGACCAAGAACAGGTCTCTGCAATACGTGTGATATTACTGGGTGACATTTGTTCCCAACTGTAGTACTTGGAAGAGGTACCGAGGGTAGCTGGGTAAAATCTTCTGGTTTTACTCGTTAAGTTGTAACGGCGATAACCACCAAGTGCTGAAGATTTCATTAAAACCTCAGCCGAGCTCTTTTTAACCACATTATTTGTGAAGTGGAGATAAGTCATATCCGTTAAAATGTCATTGGTAGTATCGGAATAAGAGGGAGTACTATTAACCACTGTTGAGACAGATGCTTGACGGAGACGAGTTGATTGTCCTTTACCCTGAGTTTTCCATTGTAACTGGACTTCACCGGCAGTGAGTCCGTCCGATAACCACTTCTCATACATAGCAGAGACATTAGGAGCAGAATCAACTACCAAATGGTGACTAATTTCAGAACTACCGAACTCATCTGCAACAGAAGTTAAGAATTCGCCAACAGAAGAACTATTATTATCAAAATGGACTGCTTTGAGGTCAGCTTGACTTAAAGGGGCTGCCAGTTGAAATACAGAACGACCAGCACCAATATTTGGATGGAACCAGCTCATATCTTCTGGAGACATTTTATAATCTGGATTGACACAAACAACTAATCCCTGCGTTACAAGCTGACCATATTTAAAAGTATTGGCAGCATCAATTGAGAAATTAGCAAAGACCGTCACTTCTTTCACTAAATTAGCCTGTTTTTCAAGGGTGGTCAAAATTGATTGAAGGGCAGAAGATGTTTTGGTATCCAAGTTTTGATTTTTATAGTGTGTTACTTTAATAGACATTTTGTCACAAACTATAGCGTATTATATAGGTTCTTTTTCTTAATGTCGTTAACGAACCTTTGGCCTTTTTTTTGCAGTTTGACCTTTTTTGCAGGGAAGAGTTAGAGATTATAGTAAATTAGTTTCTATAGTTATTTAGTTTATATTATACATATTTTGAAAAAAAAAAAAAAAAAATATTATTTTTAAATATAAGGTACTGTTTCATTCCAAGCTTTATTCCATTGATCCCAACACGAGGAAGGAATCTCAATACGAATAGGCTCCCGACGTTTACAATCAGAATCATAGCAATGTTGATAAACATGTTGTTTCACCGTATCGAATCTAAACCAAATGTGATTGCCTTTATGTTCTCTCTTACTAATCTGACAGACTTTAGAACCACTCTGTACCATGAAATGACCATTTCCTTTTAATTTATATTCATAACGAGAGGTCTCCGCTTCTAAATTGGAGTCAAGCCAGTTTAAAATTGGATCGAATAACAGACAACAGGTAGAAGTAGATTCTTCGAGCGTAGCCTTATAGTTTATATTGGTACTGGCAATCCACTGTCCAGTGTCAGAGATTTGAAATAGGGATGAGGGATGAGAAGACGTGGAGACAGGGGTTGATTCGTCGATCTCATTACAATGCAACACCTCAAGTGTAGGGAGGGGACTTTGGACTAATAATTGTGTCCATGATAAAGGATGTTTTAATCGACGCTCAGAACCGAATTTGGTGGAACCATTCACTCTGAACATTCGATTTTTAGTATACACAGCAGTGTCAATGGCCGAAGAATCTTGACCATTATGTATCATAGTTAAAACCAATCTTCTAACAAAAGCACCGACATGATAGACATTATGTAAATAGAAATTAGTACAAATAATATGATAGGAAACTTTGGTGGAACTACAGGAATCTAACACCTGAAATTGTGGAGCTGCTGTCCGACCATTTGCTTTAAAAAAATATTGAATAGCAACAGAACAATACTTTAATAATGAATCAATATCAACTGGTGATGTTGATTCTACATCCAAAAAAAACCGGGTTGGTCTGTTTTCTTGTAAACATTCATACCAATGCCGATTAATTAAAGAAGAGTAAAGAACAGATAGGGATAGCACAGAATCAACATAAAATTGTTTATTCCCTGCCGAACTTTTATCCTCTGCTATAATAATCTGGTCAGAATCACAGGCATTTAACGCATCTCGCAAAAAGAAAAACTTTGGCATTTTTTTATTGTAAATACAACGGTTTATATTTCAAATAAATATATTATTAGCATATATTCATAGTTCCAAAAAAAAATGTTTACTGCTGCACAATTCAGCAGATTCTTACTATATAATGAGTCAATCTTATCTCAAATAAAATGTCCAAAATCCAACGCGCAACTAACCAACTTCAACTTAAGGAAACTTCAGATGTAGCAATTACTGCACCACAAGAGAATGTCGCAGAAACACCGAAAGAAGCATATACCACACGTGTAATTTTCGAAGCAAATGCCTCGGCAGAACAAATGCAAAACGGCTGCATTGTACAACTCAGAGATGCGTCACACGTTTTTAACGGCTCGGATGCAGAACAAGACGTTTCAAAAGGTATCTTGACTGGTATTACGATTAAAAGTATTTATTCTGATTGCTCGGAACCAGTGACATTTGCTTTGAATCTTTATAACACTTCCGGTCAAGAACCAGCCATTAAAAATAACGAGGGATGGTTACATACGCCAACACAAACCGACTTCGGAATGACGGCCACTTCCAGAGATGACGAAGGATATCGCAATTTACTTGCTGTTATGCCTTTTGAAAAATCTCGTTCCGAACTTAATGTATACCAGCCAAACGAGATTGCAACGGATCGCTACATTCAACAATACGGTAATCTCTCCAGTGAATCCTTATATTCCGGTGTGATTCCTTTCCCCGATGAACAATACTACCTAGTCTCGCAAGACCATGTTGTCTTGAATGTTATCCGTCAAAATTGGGAACAATTGGGCATTAATGTTGATTCTGAAGCCAGATTTGGTGGTAAATATGTACAAGTTCCCACCAAAGTCTTCGACCGTGTCATTTCAGATCTTAAAACTCAAGTCCTGACACGTATGCCATTTACCAATTTGAACGATGTCCGTGCTAAATTCTATTCCAAACCAACCAGTCACTATGCTGCTGAACACGTTGATGGTGTTGATGGTACGTACAAAGTCTGTATTGAATGTGCTTTTAATTATACTTTTCCAGCTACTACACCAGCTGACGTTGTAGTTGAGTAAATAGAACAATTCAAATAAAAAAAAATTAAATATAAAAATAACTTCATTTTTATTGATTATAATTATTTTGCTTATTCGTATATCCAACATGCAATGCCGCCTTTGACCGTGCTAATATAGATAACTATAAGAATAAGAGTAGACCTTCCAAAAACATTAGATATACAATCCAATTGGTGGTGGAGATTTGGTGAAAACTTGAGCATGATTTAAAAATGTTTTCAAGCCGTCCTCTAAATCTTTTAAACAAAGTATATTTGCTGCTTTAGAAGGAAATTGACGACACACAGCGTTCTGTTGCGCATGAAACAATAATTGATTTGAACTACCCCCTGCATGCTTCAGATACTTCGCATTTCTAGTAAAGAAATCACTGACCGACACACGGTCTTTCTTTGCTATTTTCCAACCATTTTGCTTGAGTTGATTGACAAAGATAGATTGAACCAGATCTGCACTGACCGCTTTAAAGCGGTAAACATACCCAAAACGACGCTCAAGACCATCATTACTACCCAGTAGGTTTTTCATGTCCTTTTCATACCCAGCCAGAATAAATAGCACCTGTTTATCTGGGTTTGACATTGCTTCCACAATTTCAGTTATGGCCTCTCTTCCGTACATGTCGTCACCGTCCTTAGCACTAATCAAACTATATGCCTCGTCAATAAATATAACACCACCTTTACAAGACTCAATTAGTTTTTTGGCTTTGGCAACAGAATGACCCTGATACTTACCAATCCAATCTGAACGTTTGGTAATTTTATAACGCTCTTTAGATATAATACCAATAGAGTGCCAGACATCAACTAATAAAGAAGCAAATGTTGTTTTACCACTACCAGGATTACCAAGTAACAAAGTGTGTAAGAAATGACCATTCAATAAATTTAGTTGGGTACGACATTGTTGAACATATAACGGATCTTCGACTTCTTCATCGTCATCCGAAGACGAATCACCACCCAAAGAGTGTGTTAATAATGCCATTAATGCCGTTTTAGCACTATCAATGATTTCTGGATCATAATCGGAATCATCTTCCTCGTCTTCCGTTGAAAAGGTACGCTGTCGTTTCTTTTCCATTTCCTTCTTCTTTTTATTCTCTCTTTTTCTTTTGGAACGTCGTGGTTGCTTCTCGTGTTGAGCGATAAAATACAAGACCATTTTGCAGACAGTTTCTTTAATTTCTTCGTGCCCTACAAACTGACCTAATTTTTTCAATGCTGGTAGAAGTAACGGGAATTCTTTGCTATGATTTTTTAAATATTGACCTAATTGTTCTAGTTTCATATTCGACATAATGGGGCAGTGCTTTCTATATATACACATATAATATAGACATATGTTTCACATATATTTTTTTTTTCGGATGTGTCACTATATTGTTAGGTATAAAGTACGACTTCCTCGAACGATACTATAATGAATGCTGCTATAATGAATGCTGCTATAATGAAAAACAAATATCAAAAACTATTTCCAATTACATTCTTCACCAACTATAATAAATATTCTTCTCCAACCCAAATCCAAAATCAAATCCCTTATCAATCTTTTTTAGAGGTTGGTGATGAAATCACCTCAAAATGGCAGTGGGGCCAATGGTTTATAATCGAATCCTATTTTTCCTAGGGTTGTCGAACAGGCTCCATTTACTCGTAGAGAATATATTTACGGAAACACCAAAACAGAAATTCGATGTTTCCGTAAATATATTCTCTACGAGTAAATGTGGGTGTTTGGAGTTTGTCCAAACAATAAGTATTCAAGATTTTTTTTTGCTAAGTTTTATTATTTTTGAATTATTCTATAAGAATAGTATTGGAATTGGCGGAAGCTCTCTATTAGTATTACCAACAATATTTCCTATCCAACAACTCAATAATTCACTTAGACTTAGACCAATATGAACTATAATTAGAAATAATAATATAAAAAACCATAATCTCATTTTTTTTGGATATATTCTATATTTAAATACTTTAAAAATCTGCATCTAAACTTTAAAAATCTGCATCTAAACTGAAGCTTCGCTCTTCGACAGTACCTAAACTTGCCATCACGTATTCGCTCACTTTTTTTTCGAAGAAATTACTTTTAGCATCAATTGAAATCATATCCATAAATACCAGTGGTTGCGATACACCTTTAAATAAGGGTTGGTAATTACCATCCAACATCGATAGTAATCGATTACCACAATGTTTCACATATTCGCCCATTTGAATCGCATTGATACCGGTTAATGATTTGGGTAGGGCTGCCTCAACAAAAGCAATTTCGAGATCAACTGCTTCTAACATAATACCATGTATCTTTTCTTCTGGTAATGGTGGTAACATGTTTAACATTTCAATCCCGAACTTTGCATGTAATCCTTCATCTCTTTGAATTAATTCATTTGAAAATGTTAACCCTTTACATTTTTTTTGTGTTCTTAACCAGTAGAGACTGGCAAAGGAGGCTGAAAATAAGACTCCTTCAAAAATACAAAAGGCCCAGAGACGTTCTGCGAATGGAAGACTCGGATCCATATATTTTTGAGCAAAATCTGCTTTTGCTTTAGTTGTTGGTTCCTTTTCCACTGCATTAAATAACGATTGCTTATGCGCAGGAGCAAATTTATGCAATGCAGTGGAATAAGTCTCCGCATGAATCGTTTCTATAAACGCCTGTAATGTGTAAAAAGAGCGTGCTTCAGCAACTGTTACTTCTGCCATAAACTGTCCCATTAGATTCTCAACAACTAAACTATCGGATGATGCAAAAAAAGCCAGAATATGTAATAAAAAATCCTGTTCAGATTGTTCCAATGTAGACCAGTCGTCCAAGTCTTCACTCCAATCAATCTCTTCAGTCGTCCATAAAACAGCCTGATGCTCTTTAAAAATATCCCAAAGATTTGGATGTTGAATAGGATGTAAAACTAATCGTTTCTGAATAGGATCAGTGAAAAAATCGTCAGTTCTGGTCATCGCCATTTTTGGAATAGTTCGTCAAAGATGGCTATATATAGATGATTTTGATAATAAAATATGGACGAATTATTATGTGTCAAATCCGACTGGGAAACAGGATTGATGCTTGCGATTATTGGTTTAATTATGACGTGTAGCGGCTGTGTCTCCGTTTTATGTGTCAAACCGTTACTTAGTCCAAAAGGATAACAGCAACTATTCTTTCTGACGATTCTGACGATATGCCACCATATAGTGTCGTTGACAGAGATTCCGGGCAAATGAGATCCGGTTACATTGTAAACAAGTCGTCGAAGTATAACATTTAAAACACTGTCCGATATATGCCACTTTTTCACAGCCATTCGTCGTACATAGTGTTGGGGGTGGTAGTTCTTTACGACGATAATGATAAAGACATGCTTGTTTACAGAAACTGGGTCGTTGACACAGAGGGACATTGCAACGGACAGACCATCCGCGGAAGCATCCCCTGCACAAAGTCAGGCAAAAGACCGGTCGATTGCAATTGTGCATTGTGCAGTTATGCCAGTTATTTTCCATCTTGATTTGGGTTGACTAGGTTATATAGTAATCAATATATACACAAAAAAGAATGGATTAATAGTAGTATATAAATGAGAGATGCTCTAATCAAAAATGGAAAGACATACAAGTTATGGATTATGGATAGCTATTATTTATTTAGAAATTGTCACTAGTACAATTTTAACGCAACTAAGCGATGATCCATGGACTCGATCTGCACCTCTTTTTGCACTCATGTTTACCCTGTTAACCTTTATGTCTTTTCTGATTGATCAATTTGCAAACTTTCGAACTATTATGCTTACTGGTTCATACAGTGTCCTTATTTCTGTTCTTCTTGTCTGTGAAAATTTTTCTCTGATAAATAGTACATTTGTCAATTACGGTGTTGCAGTTAGTGCTATTTTGGCCTCATTCTTTTGGTGCGTGTCGAGTCATCAGCTGACTAAAACAGACCCAGCTTGGCATTGGTATGTTTTCTCCTGTGTTTTTATGCTTAGTCTCTGTGCAGCATTTAATAACAAGACAGAAACAGCGCGTAATATATATATTATAAATATTATATTATTAGCGATTCTTCAGATTTGCTATTTCTGGAATGTCATTCAAACACAAGTACCGGGACGACGACGTTGTAGGCACTTAATACGGGTAGCATTGGTTAGTCTTATAGCATTCATTTTATTGATTGCGAGTGTATTACAACAGTCTTCGATTGTCTCTGTTCTGGTCTGGGAACAACTGATTTTAGTTTTAGAAGTTATTATTGGATTTATTCTGCTTCTTGATTTTTGTATAACAGATCCTATAAACTATTCGACAATCGAGGCAACCGATGCAACCGATCCTTGATACCATTGCTTTTGCTTTACTCTTTGTAGTTGTCTTCCTATTTGTACATATTCTGTTCAAGAACATACACCAAGTTCTTTTATGGACGTGTAAAATAGGAATAACTACCTATATTTGTTTCTGTTTTTATGTTGGCTATCAATTACATCAGTTACCGCAGTGGGAGCAACAAATGTACGACTCCTTTCAAAATTTAGCTAATATGACACAGTTTTTTAGTAGATCTACCGAACTTTGACTTTAGATAAATGATTATTACTGAAATAACCATTCGGCAGAAAAAGAAATAAATCTTTTTCTGTATGCAATGCTTCAATATAGAAAATTCCATTTGTAATAACTTTATATTGAGCATCGTCAACCAGAATAATATCACCGGCTTCTATCATACCGCTGAAATAATAATTGCAACCAGAGAGCAGAGAGACAATATAGGGTTGTAAAGCATAACCGATTCCCAATCCAAAGCCTTGTAATAAAGAGACCATCACCGTTTCCCCAGCAATGTGAGCCAATAAGAAAAGAAAGACAAAACTGAGTAGTAAAAAGATTATCGATTGGCCTACCCATAACGAATAGCGAAAATAATGCTGAGTGACTTTACCAATAGATAATATTATTGGTGAAGCGACTAAAATAACACCAAAACAAAGGACAAGGTCATCCACGGATGACCACGCTTTATTAAGTATATGTGTAAATGGTAAATCAGAATCACCGAGAATAGACATAATATAAACGAAAACCTATATCTTTTATATTCTTTTTTTTTATAATTATGGCAGAGCCCATACTATTATTTTCCCACATTGATCAGAGGAGAGCTGGAGTAAATCGGTAGTAACATTTGCAAGAACCGATGTTTGTAGATAATAGTCTTTTTTACCACCCAACTCACACACAACTAGCTGGGGATGAATTAGACAGTCCAAATTCCATTGATAACCAATGGTTTGATTACAATAATGTAGGATTGCAGACATTACCGGCACCTCAGTCAGAGCCATGTCCATCACAGTCATAATTTCAAAATAGTAATTCCAGATTAGGATTACCATCGTAAATAACATAAACATTACTACTAATAATATTGAGACACGCGTACAAAATTGTCTATTTGTATTCTCACACATTTTTGCCATGTTTTTATATTAAGTCAGTAGTTTTTATAGTAATTACCATCAAAATTTTCCTGTTTCTGCGATTTTCCTGTTTCTGCGATTTTCCTGTTTCTGTGATTTTCCTGTTTCTGCGATTTTCCTGTTTCTGCGATTACGAAAAAACAGTTTTTCGGTATTATTTATTACGACCAAAGTTAAGATATATGAACGAAAGATCGACAAACGAAGGATCAAGATTCAGACAATTGGTACAAAAAGCAATGGATCAAAAAATGGAGATAGCGAATATGAAAACGTGTACTATACTTAATAAAGCAAAAATTGAGCAACAATCTATCAAGATTATGGAATTGAACAAAAAGGTACACACATTGGAAGCAAAAATAATTACATTGGAAGCAAAAATAATTACATTGAGACAGCAGAAGAGAAAATATGTTCAACTTAACATGGCACTGGTCAATGACAAAAATCAAACGACTGAGGAAATCAAACGCTTAAAAGGTGAAATAAGTCGACTGAAAAACACAATTGATGAATTAGTAATGAAATTTATATATAAACCCCAGATAACAGAGAGGTTGGCTGCCCTGCGACAAGAGAATGAATACAAAAAGAATTATAATTTAATTTTTTGAC